GTATATAAGAGGTTTAAATCCACATGTAACAGGCATTTTAGAAGTTGATGGTATAGAAACAAAGTTGTCAAAAGAATACAAAGAAAAGTGGACTTCTAGATGAGGAGAAAGTGAAAAAGTATTCGATGGCAATACAACAAAATATGAAATTGATGATGTTCCAGTTAAAAAATCAGATTACAACAAAAAAATAAATGAGATAGCAGATGAAGAAACTTTCAAATTATTAACTAATCCATTCCATTTTCCTAATTTGGCTTGGAAAGAACAAAGAAAAGTTATCTTAGAAGTTGCTGGAGGAGATATATCCATAGAAGATGTTATAAAAGGCGATGAAGAACTAAAATTAGTTAAACAAGATCTAGAACAAGAAGATGTATCTAAGCTGATAGATAGTAAAAAAGGTAGTATGAAGAAATTACGAGAAAATAAGAAATCAATTCCTTATAAAATTGAGGAGTTAATGGAAACAGTAGTTGACTTTGATGTAAAAGAAGTTGAACTGAAAATATCAGCTAAAGAAAGCAAATTAAAAGATATAGATAAAAAAATAAGTGATATAGCTAATAGTAGTAAAGAACTAATAGCTAAAAGAGATGAAGTGATGAAAAAAATTAGCGCAAATGAAAAGCTAATTGAAGATAAAAGACAAGCAGATAGAAAAGTATATGACAATAAAATAAGAGAATTACAAGAGAAAATAAGAAAAGAAGAAAAAGAGTTATACTCATGTGAACATAAAAAAAATGAATATGACTATAAAATAAAAAATTTAACAAATAAATTTAATTTTTTAGAAAATGAAGCATCCAAATTAAGAGAACAATTCAGTAAGATACAATCAGAAAAAGTTGACTTTAGTAGTATAAAGACGGAGTGTCCTACTTGCAAACGACCATTCGAAGAATCAGACAAAGAGGAAAAACAATCAGAGTTAGAAAAAAATTTCAACCTAGATAAAGCTAAAAGAAAAAAAGAAGTTATAGAACAAGGCAAAATAAAAGTTAAAGAACAAGAAGATATCAAAGAAGATATTGAAAACTATACTGTAGAGATTTCCGATATAGAAAACAATATCAATATTAAAAAAGGAAATATAAATTACCTGGAAAAACAAATATCAAATTTAACATATACACCAAGTGAAACTTCTAAAGAAAAAATTTTAAAACTCAAAAGAGAAAATAACAAGCTTTTAGATAGTTTAGGAACATATGAAACGGAAGATAATTCAATACTTCTAAATGAAAAGGATGAAATCAACAAAGAATTAAAAGATTTATACAGTCAATTAGGAGCAGTTGAAAATAATAAGAAAGTAAATAAAAGAATAGAAGATTTAAAAGCAGAAGAAAAGCAACTTGGAGTAGAAATAGCAAGACAAGAAGGGCTTATAATGCTATACGAAAAGTTTATAACTAAAAGAGTAGAACTTTTAGAGAAAAATATAAACAAACACTTTAAGAATGTTAGCTTTAAATTATTTTCTACACAAGTGAACGGAGCTATTGCAGAAACTTGTGAGGCAACGATAAATGGAGTACCTTTTTCTAATGCAAATACTGCAGGTCAAATAAACGCTGGTATAGATATTATAAATACTTTATCCGAGTACTTTGGATTAATTGCACCAATATTTATTGATAATAGCGAATGCGTAAATAAAATATCAGATACTAGAGGGCAATTGATTAAATTAGTAGTTACAGAAGATAAGAAATTAAACATAGATGCTATAGAAGTTATCACAGAAGAATAGGTTTAAAAAATGAAGGGTAGAAAATGGAGTAAAGAAGAAGAAAAATTTCTAAAAGAAAATTATACAGTAATATCAGATAAAGAGATTGCAAGGTATTTAGGACGAACATTATCTTCAATTAGAGGAAAAGTTAATTTTGAAAAAGGAAAGAAAAGTAAACAAAGTAGATTAATAAATAAAAATAATTATTTAACAGAAGAACAAAGAAAAAAGAAAATTAAAAATATAATATTTATGGCTACAGGAATTTATTTAAATGATAAGGTGTGATTTAAATGGAAGATTTAACTGGTAAAAAATATGGAAAACTTACTGTTATCAAATTCATAGAACGTAAAGATACAAGCTATTATTGGCTTTGTAAATGTGAATGTGGTAATGAAAAAAATAGTTACAGCTAGCAATTTAAAAAAAGGAAGTTATAAAAGTTGTGGTTGTTTAAGAGAGGAACAAAAGGAAAAGAGAAAAAAGAATAAATATATTGGTTGGAATTATTATTTACCGTTTGAAAATGAAGTAAAAGATTACTCATCTAAAGTTACAACAAGAAAATTAAATAGAAAACAATTAGAACAATATTTAAAAGAATTGCAATATAAAGAAGTACAGTACAGAGGGGGAAAAAATAATGGCTAATCAAATTACTACTCAGCAAAATAAAGTCAAATCAGTAGAATCATTAATGGCAACAAATGAAGTTAAATCAAAGTTCAATGATGTATTAGGTAAAAAAGCAGCAGGATTTATGGCATCTATAATAACTGCAAGTAAAAATAATTTAAAAGGTGTAGAGCCAAATTCTATTCTAAAAGGTGCAATGACAGCTGCAACATTAGATTTACCTATAGAACCTAATTTAGGATTTGCTTACTTAGTACCATACAACAATAAAGTTAATGGACAATGGGTTAAACAAGCACAGTTTCAAATTGGGTATAAAGGGTGCATACAACTAGCTATTAGAAGTGGACAATACAAAACAATAAATGCAATTGAAGTTTATGAAGGTGAAATAAAGAAGATTAATAGATTAACTGGGGAAATAGAATTAAACGAAGATGAAAATGAAATAAATAGAGAAAAAGTTGTAGGATATATGGCTTACTTTAGACTTATAAATGGATTTGAAAAATCACTATATATGAGCAAAGAAGATGCAGAAAAACATGCTAGAAAATATTCAAAAGTTTATGCAAGTGGGAAAAGTTGTTTATGGAAAACTGATTTTGATGCAATGGCAATAAAAACGGTCCTTAAAAGATTAATAAGTAAATATGGAATTATGAGTATAGAAATGCAAAAAGCTGTACTAAGTGACCAAGCAATTATAGATGAAAATGACAACTTGATTTATGCTGATAATCCAGAACATGAAATAGAAGAAAAAGCTAATAAAAAAACTATAGATATGGAAGAAATTATAGATGCTGAAGTTGAAGAAGTTGTAGCAGAAAATACTAAAGAACAACAAGAGGAAGAATGTCCGTTCTAAAAGTATTAAGTAGTGGGAGTAAGGGTAACTGTTATTTACTTATTACTCCTAATGAAACACTAATAATTGAAGCAGGTATTAGATATAAAGATATATTAAAAGGTCTTGATTTTAAATTAGATAAAGTTGTTGGATGTTTAGTAAGTCATGAGCATAAAGATCATTCTAAATCGATTGAAGATTTAATAAAAAACGGCATAGACATATATTCATCTAAGGGAACTTTTAAAGCATTAGGCATAGAAAACTATAGAAGTAAAGTTATAAAGGCTAATAAGAAGCAACAAATAGGGAATTTTACTATTCTGCCATTTGATGTAGTACATGATGCAGAAGAACCACTTGGATTTCTTATAAAACATCAGGACATAGGAACTTTATTATTTATAACAGATACCTGCTATTGTGAATATAACTTCAGGAACATAGATAATATCTTAGTTGAATGCAATTATATAAAAGAAAATTTAGAAGAATATTGTATAGAAACAAGTTTAAGTGCACGTATAAAAGATACACACTTTGAACTTGAAAATGTAATTAAATTCTTAAAGGCAAGTGATTTAAGTAAAGTTAAAAATATAATGTTACTACATTTAAGTGCAAAACATGGAGATGATGTAGTAATGAAAGAAAAGGTAGAAGAAGTAACTGGAATACCTGTTACGATAGCAGAAAAAAAAATAGAAATAAATTTATAAGGGGGATAGTTATATAGGAGGGGGAAATATGAAATTATTAAAAGTTATAGAACGAAATGGTCATTACAGTCTAGTATTTGATAAACTACCTAAAATGACATATGAAAAAATAAACAGAGATTATGTAGGAACAATTTTAAATGATAATGGGGATGTTGCATTTTGTGATTATCTTAAATATTCAACATATGGTGGGGCTTTTGGAGATGCAGAGTTAACATTAGATATGAAAGATGGGACACAAGAAAAAATAAAAAGCAATTGGTGGGATAGCTATATATGTGAAGAGTTTATTAATATTGGTATAGGAGACATTGATGAATTAGAAGATTGCTTTGTATTTAAAGGTACTCACGTAAAAAAACAAATATTATCAGACATGCTAAAAGAATATCTAAAAACAGATAAATTTTATAATAGTTCTGAAATAAGAAAATGGGTTAAATCTTATGGGGAATGGTTTGATTTAATAAATGATTACAATAAAAATTTAATGATAAATAAAAAAGGAAGAATAGTTAATAAATATTCAAAAGAGAATGAATTTAAATCATTTTTAATATGTAAATACTTTGAAAAATATAAGAAGAATGTTTATATACTCGAAATTAAATATAGAGATAAGTTAGGAATAAGGAGAAAAGTAGAGTTAAATCCTAAAGAGGTATATATTAAATCCTTAAATATTTCAGAAAAAGAAGCATGGAAGCTTATAGAAAAAAATTGCCACTACACTATATATGTATCTAAAAAATAATGATAAACGATATAAGATAAATAAACTTATAAATGATTAAGAGAAATTGTATAGGAGGGAAAAATGCAAGTAGATAAATATGTATCAGAATATAGAAGAGTATTAAAGATAGTAGGACGTGACGAGATGGAACTTCAAAAAGACTTTTTAGAGCATTTAATCCAAAGGGATAAAGACAACATAGAGACATTACAATCAGTAAATGCACCAAATGATAGTGAGGCAATGACTAAAGCAAAAGATAGATTAAGACGTAATGAGATGGAATTGATAGCAGTTAAGAAAGTATTAGCAGAATAATACTTAAAAATAAATATCCTAGGATGCAAAATATCCTAGGATTATGAAAGATGATGATGAAATATGGCAAAGAGAGCAACTGATTTAGAGTTAAGAAAACTAAAAAGATTATATAGAAAAGGATATAGTGTTTTAGAAATATCATATCATTTAGATCGTTCAGAAGAATTTGTAAAAATACATATTAAAAATATAAAACAAAGCAGAAGAAAAAGTAAATAAGATTGTGGGGGAAGAAAATTTGAAGATTTGGCAGTATATAGCCTTTATGAGTAAAGGGCGAGTAGAAAATGATAGAGATAAAGTTTTTAAATATTTACTATCAAATTTAAAACATACATGTGATGTTATAACAGATTTAATGCAAGAAGATTTATGTAAAAACAGTTTTTATATAGAAAACTGTAAAAAATATAAAGATTGTATATGTTGTTTAAATTGTTTTTTAGATGAGGAGGTTGAAAATGAAAATTTGCCAGGAATGTAATAGAGAATATGATAATTCACAAACTGTTGGAGATTTCTTTGGAGTATGCGATGAATGTTATAAAGAAGAGTATAAAAAAGTAGAATACAACAAATACATAATGCCACTTTTAGAAGGAATTAATAAATTTACTGTTACAGAACAAATGATGAAAGTAACAGAAGAACAAGCTGAATTTATTGGGGCGGTAGCAAAATTTGAAGCAGAAGGTGGAACAGATAAAGATAAAGAGCATATAATTGAAGAATTTTTCGATAACATACAAGCCTCATTAGGTGTTTTAGACAAGATGGGATTAATAGATTTATTAGAAGAGGGACGAATAAAACATATAGCAAAATTAATTGATAGAGGTTGGAAATTCAAAGCGATGTTATAAGTGGGGTGAAAGCAATATTGAATAAAGAAGTTTTCAAAGAAGTTGATGAAATATTAAAAAATCTAAAATATATTGATATTTACATAAAAGAAAAAGAATATCAAATAGAAAAAATAAAAAATGGAGATAGAGGAGCGATACAAGCAGTCTGTAATGATCTATTTAAATCTTCTCCAACTAATTCAATTTCTAGCCGAGTTGAAAACGAAGTAATAAGTAGAGATAGATTAATTGCACAGCTAGAAGGGGAAATCTATGAACAAGGTAAAAATAGAAGACTTGTAATAAATGCTTTGAGTGAAATGGGAGAGAGTGAAAGATTTATTTATCAAGAGGTTTATCAAGAAGAAAAATTACTTTCACAAATAGCTCAAGAAAATAATTGTTCTGTAGCAAAAATTTCATATATGAGAAAAGATTTTATAAACAAAATGGCCATAGTTCTATTAGGGCCAAAAGTATTGGAGGGGGAAAGATGATTATACATAAATCAATAATACATGTACTAGATAAAAATAGTGATAGTCCAATATTAAATGACTATGAATGTAAAAATAGCTTAGAAGTAGATAAGTTTTTCCAAAAAATAATAAATAGAGTATCAAAAGATGATGATCTAAGAAAAGCAATATTTAATGATTACAGCAACAATATAGTTAAAAATTGTTGTGAACAAATTATATATGACGAAAACACATTTTTAAAAAATTCAAAAGAAATAGCAGCATATTTATTTGATATTATGCAACAAAGTGAAGGAATAGATTCTTGCGATTTAGCAATCTGTTTATATAGTGTAAAAAACGAAAAAAATGTAGCAATAATAAAACTTGATTATAGAAAAAATTATACACATTCAATTGATTTTATAGAAAATAAATTCAATATACAAATAATATCAAATGAAATTGGAATACCTGAAACTAGCAAACCAAAACAGTGTGCATTAGTTGGAGTTAGTGGGATAAATGATTATTATCATTTTAGATTGTTAGACAAAGATGCTGAAAAAGACCAACTTGAAACTAAATTTTTAACAGATTTTCTAAATGCTAAGAAAATAGAAGATTCTAAATATAAAACAAAAGTATTTAAGAAAACTACAGATAGTTGGATAACAAATGCAATAACAGAAGATATGAAAATGGCCGAAGATATAAGGAGTATGCTTAATTATACTTTGAAAGAAAAAGAAACTGTAGATGTTAAAGAATTTGCTAAAAGTAGTATACAAGATGAAGTGTTACAAGAAAGCTTTAATGAACGAATGGAAGATAGAAACTTAACTGAAAGCTTTGAAATAGACAAAAAATGGGTTGAAAAGAAACTTAAAAACAGAAGTATAAAAACTGATACTGGATTTAGTATAAAAGGAAATTTAGCAGATTTTGAGGATCCAATGAAATATAGTTTTAGAAGAAATGAAAACGGAACATACGACATAGTATTAAAAAATATATCTTTTTATGAGGAGAAATAAAAAATGACGAAGGAAGAAAAAAATCAATTAGCAGAAGAAAATTTGGGTTTAATTTATGCAGTTATAAATAAAAAATTTAATTTTGAAAATGTTACAGAAGAAGATAAAAAAAATTATTTTGAGGAAGGAATGATAGGTTTAGCAATAGCAATAAATAATTATGATACATCAGTAGATTCAAAGTTTTCCTCTTATGCTTTCACATGTATCAAAAATGAAATATGTAAATATATAGACAAACAAAAATGTTATAAAAGGAAAACAGATTCTGAATATAAAAAATCAATCGATGAATATATAGATGGAGATAAAAAACTAACATATAAAGATATTTTAGTAAATGAAAAGGAAGATTATATTTCTTTAATCAACAAAGAATACATTTTAAATACAATTGAACAAATAGATATAAAAGATATAAAATTTATAGTTTCAAAACGAATTGAAGGATATACCTACAAAGAAATAGGAATTGCACTTGAAATTAGTAAACAAGCAGTACATACAAGAATAAAAAATTTAAAAAAGAATTTGCTTGCATCAGGAGTAATAATATAAGGCGGTGAGTAAAATGGAATTTGAATGTGAAAACCTAACAACTCTAGGATGCCCAAGAATGGATGCAGTAAAAGAACTAATGCTACTGGAACAAATAGAAAATAATGTAGAACTGGATTTAAATAATATATGCAAACGACAATGCTGCAAAGACTGCGATAACAAATGCAGTTATGAATGTGGCAGAGTAAAATATTTAGATCCAGTAGAACAATTTAAGAAAGAAGAAATAGGACAAGTTAGTTATAAGCAATTAAGTTTCTTCTAAAGGAGGTTCACGTGATACTAAGTAAAGTAGATGAAATAGTAGATAGAGCAAAAGAAATAATGGAAGCTAAGGGGACAAGTCCTCTAGCTTCTGTAATAAAAGCGATAGAAGAAGTAGAAAGAGAATTGGAGGTAGAACATGAGTAGTAATTATTTCAAAAAGTGTTCAAATTGTAAATGGTTGAAAATAAATGAAAAAAGAGAAAAATTTTATTGTGAAAATGCATTTGGAAACTTTATATCAACTGGTGATGTTTGTGAATATTGGGAAGGCATACACACAGTAAAAGAAGATGTAGTAAATCATCCATCACATTACAATGACGGCAAAATAGAGGTAATGGATTTTATTGAAGATAAACAACTAAACTTTGCTAGAGGTAATGTAATCAAATATGTTTCTAGAGCTGGGAAAAAAGACCCAAATAAAGAACTAGAGGATCTTAAAAAGGGTCGTTGGTATTTAAATAGAGAAATAGAAAGATTAGAAAAAGAAAAATAGGAGGAGAATTAATGGAAGAAATAAGACAAGCATTAGAAGTATTAAAAAGAGAATGTAGTAGCCATGACAAATGTGAAGATGGAGAATGTAAAATATTGAAATTAGTACCTAGTCTTGATATATGCCCGTTATATCAAAATAATCCAGAAGAGTGGGAAATAGAAGAAAGAGGAAGATAATTGAAATATTGGAGCAAAAAAAGAGATAACTTTAATATCCTAGGATTTGATTCCTAGGTGAAAGGAGAAATTATGAATAAAATAGAATTAAAAGAAAATCAAATAATAAAAGTTAGAAGAGGAGCATATGCACGATTTGTAAACGGAAAGGAATTTGTAGATAGTTCATTAAATATAACATCTTTAGAAGATTTTACAATGGATTTAAGACATAAATATATGAAAGAACTAGATATAGTAGCAGTATATGAAGCAAATGAAATAACTGATGGTCTAGAAATAATTTGGGAAAGAAAAAAATAATAGGAAGAAGTTCCAATAGTACGTTATATTAATGTTTCTTTAAACAACAAAACACCTCTATTCAACATATTAGCATGGGAAACTAGAGAAGATGCAGTTAAGTACATAAATAGTAAAGACGGGGAATTAGAACTAATAGAGACAGATAATAAAGAATTGATAAGAGCACTTAAATTAATTAAGGAAACTTGTGAATCTGTTTCAGATGAAGGCTGCGATAATACTATTTGCCCTGTATATGAAGTACTTGGATATTGCATTCAAGAAGAAGTTCCTCCGTCTTGGAATATAGAAGAAGGAGAAAAAGATGAATAGAGCAATAGGGGATATAATTATCCTAGTTGTAATAGGATTATGGATAATAAGTAAGTTATATATGTAGGAGGATAAAATGAATAAATCAGATTTAAAAATGGCATGAATTTTATAATGAGAAATGGAGAAAAACGTTTTATTATAAATGATGGTGTATATGGAAAAGGTTGGGATGATATGGTAAAGGAATGACTTTTTGGAGTAATTGTCTTGTAGAATTAGAAAAATGGAATTATTGTAAATTAGCAGAAATAGAAGAATGATATATATAAGGTGATAATATGAGAAAAATCTTAGGAGGAAAGGAGAAAACTTGCCCTCTTTGTGGGGGCATGATGTTCTTTTTAGAAATAAATTACATAGTAGTAAGTCAATGTAAAGAATGTGGCTGCTTAATTAAAGGTAAAATGGAGGAGGAAGTTAAAATCTATGAAATGCAAGTATGCAACGAAAATGGGGAAGAAAATAAAATGTTCTAAAATTAATGACTTATGTATGTTTTTAGATCCTGATGAAAAGAAATGTAGACAACTTAATGGGCAAGGACCTATAAAACAAACTAAACCTGTAGATACAAAGGAAAAGAAAATTGTAAAAAGTACATATTTAGCATTAGCTTTATCATGGTTAAAAATTAAATTCACAAGAGATTATCAAGGAAATTATGTATTTGAAAGAACAGAAAAATTTAACTATGCATGGACAAAATTAAATCATTTGAGAAAAGAATTAGAAGAATGGGAGGATGATGAATAATGGCTGGATTTATATCATTACAACCCAATGGATTATATTGTAGATTTTCAACTGTAGTAGACACAGTAACTCATTGGGATATGACAGAAGAAGATTATGTAAGAATTTTAATGATGAGAGGTTATGATGGAACTCAAGCAGTTATTGAAGCAAGAGATACTATAAATAATCATTTGAGAACTTTTACAAGTGTATTAGGGAGTTTTAGACCTATTAATAATACAGTAGAAGAATTTACAGAATGGGTAAAAAGTGTAGGTTATAAAGAAAATGATTTAGATGATTGGATTGAAAGTTGGAATCTTAGAAAAATGGAAATAGAGGAGGGATGTTAAATGACAGAATTAAAAGTAAAATTAATGGCTCATACGCCTAATCCAGATGCAATAGTTGCAGCAGCGGCTAAATTATGTTACTCACCAGTAGGAGTAGAAGAAATATCTAAAAAACTTACAGATGAAGAAGTGGCAAAATTCGTAAGTAATTTAGTAAGTATGGGACATGAATCTCCAATAGAACATGTTACATTTACTTTTGGAATTGAAGGAATATCAAGAAGTTGTTCTCACCAAATAGTGAGACATAGAATAGCAAGTTTCTCACAACAATCTCAAAGATATGTAAAACTTGATCAGTTTGAATATATAATCCCACCAGAGATAGAAAGAAATGAAGAAGCTAAAAAAATATTTATTGAACATATGGAAAGATGTCAAAATGCTTATGATGATTTAGTACAAATATTAATAGAGGATAAAATAAGAGATGAATATTTAGCTTTTAGAAATTCGAGAGCATTTTTTGAATCTTTCGTACATATAGCCAACATAAAAGACTATATTGATTTTATATACAAAGAAAATAATAAAAAAGAATATAATGCAATAGAAAAACAAGCTATAGAAGATGCTAGATATGTATTTCCTAATGCTTGTGAAACTAAAATGGTTACAACAATGAATGCTAGAAGTTTATATAATCTTTTTAATAAAAGATGTTGCAATCGCGCCCAATGGGAAATAAGACAAGTAGCAGATGAAATGCTTAAATTAGTAAAAGAAGTAGCACCTGTATTATTTAAAAATGCTGGAGCACCTTGTACAGTTACAGGTAAATGCCCTGAAGGTAGCATGAGTTGTAAAAATCCTAGAAAGTAGGTGAAATTATGCGACCAACATGGGACGAGTATTTTATGGAAATTGCTGAAGTAGTAAAGAAACGTTCAACATGTATAAGAAGGCAAGTAGGAGCAGTTATTGTAAAAGACAAACAAATTCTAGCTACTGGTTATAATGGATCACCTAAAAAATTAAAACATTGTGAAGAAATAGGATGCAAAAGAGAACAATTAAAAGTTCCTTCAGGACAAAGACATGAACTTTGTAGAGCATTACATGCTGAACAAAATGCAATAATTCAAGCAGCACATAATGGAGTAAATATAAATCACTCAACATTATATGTAACTACAAAACCTTGTGTATTATGTGCAAAGATGTGTATAAACGCAGGAATAGATAGAATAGTTTATTTAGGAGATTATCCAGATGAACTATCAACAGAAATATTAAAAGAGGCAGAAATTGAAGTAGTTAATTTTGATATAAAGGGGTAAAAAATGAATTTATATTTTGGGTATGAAACTATAACTGTGGAAAATAAAAGTAGTTTAGCTAGAAGTATTAGACAAGAGATTAACGAGATAAAAGATGATAAAGAAAAGATAGAAGAATTTAAAAAGAAAATTTTGTAAAGCTGGAGGCACTGCAAGTAAAAATGCAGTTTCTCCAAAATTAAACATTCCTATGGCGTGGCTTAAAGAAATGGGTATTAATCCAGAAGATAAAGAAATAACACTTACATTCGATGGAAAGAAAATAATTATAGAAAAGAAGAATATACAACTTTAATTAAAATTAATTGAAAACTTAGAATAAGTATATTATAATTATATTAAGATGCAAATATTGTATTAAAGTAAAGGCAGTCTTTTCAGGACTGTCTTTTTTTATGTTAAATTAAAAAGGAGATATGTGAAATGTCAAAAGAAGTTCTAATAGTGAATTCAGAAACAGAAGATCTCCTAGATAATTTCAATTTAAAAGATGATGAAGAGTTAGTGATTCAAAAACAGGCGAAAAAACTAACTCCAAAACAAAAAAGATTAATTAACGAAAAAAATGATTTAAAGAAGTTTTGCAACAAGCAAGGAGGCTTTGTTCATATGTTTTATATAAATGGAAAGCTATTATTTCATGATTTAAATATAGATAGACCAAATATATCTAGATTAATATATTTAGCTACTTATTTAGATTATAATGATAGACAAGCCAATTTACTTATAAAATATGGTAAAAACAAAGTTATTCATGCCATGACTAGAGAAGAAATGAGAAAACTGCTTAAACTAAGTGTAACAGTATTTGATTCATTCTTGTCTCAAATGAAAGAAAACAATATTATTTATGAGGTTAACAATAAATTTTATATTGATCCAAAATATTTTAGTAAAGGTAAGCGTGATAATGACAAATCTTTTACAAGAGTGTTTATTTCAACAACTCGACATATTTATGAAAATTGCACACCTAGACAACATAAAACACTTAGTTATATATACCAACTTATTCCGTATATGAATTTTGAACTTAACATATTATGTAGAAATCCATTAGAAAGTGAATTTACAAGGCTTAAAAAACTAAATTCAGAAGATATTTGTAAATTACTAGAAATATCAACTAGCAAACAAAGTATATATAAATTTAGAGAAAGTTTAAAAAAATTTCATATAAAAATAGATGGGCGAAAATACTATCTTATTTCTTATGTGAAGGTTGCTAATGGATATGGAATAAAAGATTATTATGTAATAAATCCAGCTGTAATATGGGGAGGAAATAGCCTAGAAGAGAATAGAAAAACTCTTTCATGGCTTTTTTTTAATGCTTAAAATTAGGCCTTTAAAACAAAAAAGTAAACTTTTTACGGGGAAAAAATGGCAAAAAGTAAACTTTTTATAAGAAAGCTAAATTAAGTAATATCAACATTTAGAACCTATTTTTAGAGTTTGTTAGTTATATATTATATACAGAACAGAATTTCTCTTAATTGCCTACGGCATAAACCTTTGTAATTGTTGCAATTTCAATGTTTTTAGCTTATAGAAGGGGATAATATGAAAATAAAAATAGAAGATTATGAAATTATATGCGATACAAGGGAACAGGATACATTAATTCAAGATACTCTTATAAAAAAAGGAATAAAAACAGCTAGAGAAAAATTAGATACTGGAGATTATGCTATTAGATATCAAGGAGAATATATACCTAATATTTTAATAGAAAGAAAAGCAAACCTAGATGAATTGCTAGGAAATCTATTAGATCCAGTAAAAGATGAAAATAAAGATAACCGTTTTATAAGAGAATTAAAAAGAGCAAAAGCAGCAGGAGTTAAATTATTCTTATTGATACAAGATAAAGATTATTATATTAAACTCCTAAAAGGTCAATATATAAGCAATGTTCATCCTAACGCTAGCGCGGCTATGGTAATCTCATTAATGGCTAAATTTGATAATCTTCATATTATTGCATGTAATAGAAAAGAATCACCTTCAATGGTACATAAAATTTTATATTATCACTTAAGAGAAGAAATAAAAAGGAAGGAGGGTAATTGATTATGGCAGGTAAAGAAAGAACTTGTTTAACAGAAGAACAAATAAAAGCTATTGAAATGTTAGTATATGGAGCAACTAATAAAGAAGTAGCAGAAACTATTAAAGTATCTGAAAGAACAGTCTTAAGATGGAAAAAGCTACCTCAATTTAGAGATGAAATGGATAGACAATATGCAATGGTTAAAGATGATGTAGATAGAAGGATTGCAAGATTTGCAAATGGAATTTTAAAAAGCATTTATGATTTATCTAGAAACTCTAAGAGTGATAAAGTTAAGCTAGATGCAAGCATATACTTACTTAATAGACTTGTCGGAACTCCAGTTTCAAAAGTGGAAACAAGAGAAATTACTGCTCCTAAAATAGAAGAAAAAGCTAAAGAAGAACTTTCATGGGAAGATTTAAATGCTCCTGATGATGTTGTAGAGATAGAAAGTAAAGTAGTTGATATAAGAGAAAGTGATATCTCATAGGGGATTACATAAAGGCGCTTATCGCGGTCCGTCCATGTGAAGTAAAGGCGGTTAAAACAATCGAAACATAACTCAACCTTGATAAAAGCTATAGCAAAGAACGTAACACGATTATATATAGTAACAATATACTAACATAGTGACAAAGAATAGACTTGTTATAAGGCTATATAGGGAGTGCAAGGCAAGAGGGTAGATAGTAAACCTATACAAGATACTAAAGTAACTATGAACATATATTTGTTTAGGATATACTTTAAACAAATAAACAAAATCACTTGTAACTTTGTTTATTTAGAATGGAATACATTGTTTATAAACAACTGTTTACACAAGTTGACTTTAAGCAAACATTAACATATACTTATAGTAACAAAGGAATGAGGTCCAAGGGGTACATTCTAAAATTTAGCATTTTCAAGGCGTGCGCCAAGCGCTATAAAAATGCAGTATAATTTTTTAAAACTTGAAAGGAGTATAAGTATATGATAATAGGATATGTAAGAGTAAGTACAGTGGAGCAACACGAAGATAGACAATTAGTTACAATGGAGAAATACAAAGTAGAGAAAATATTTCAAGAAAAAGTAAGTGCAAAAGATACAAATAGACCAGAGTTACAAGCGATGTTAGACTTTGCAAGAGAAGGTGACACAATAATAGTGCATGACTTCTCAAGACTTGCTAGAAGTACAAAAGATTTATTAGATCTAGTCGAAAATTTAAATTCTAGAGGGATTAATCTTGTTAGTAGTAAAGAAAATATAGATTCATCTACACCACAAGGAAAATTAATGTTAACTATGTTAGGTGCTATATATGAATTTGAAAGAACTAATACACTAGAAAGACAAAGAGAAGGTATAGCTATAGCTAAAGAAAAAGGCGCTTATAAGGGGAGAAAGAAAATAGACTTTCCAAGTAATTGGGATGAAGTTTATCCTAAATGGAAAAATAGAGAATTTACTGGAGCAAAAGCTATGGAATTGTTAGGATTAAAAAGAAATACTTTCTATAAACTTGTAAAAGAGTATGAAGATAAGCAAGGAGATTAGTATGAAAAAGCAATATAATGTATATAAGTTTTTAGATAAAGAAGGAAACGTTTTATATGTAGGAAAAACAACTAATATTAAGCGTAGAATGGAAAACCACTTTACTAAAGGTCATTTGCCAGCAGAATGTTATAAACAAGTTTGTACTATAAAATGTATTAAATGTGAATCACAAGTGGAAATGGCCATGAAAGAAATGTATTTTATAAATAAATATAAACCTCAATACAATACTGAATTTGTGGAAGATATAACTATAGATCCAATTGAAAAATTTGATAATATTAAATGGGAAGAAGAATATATCAAACCAAACAAAATTGTAAGAATAGAAGAAAGTGAACTTAAGAATATCAAAGAAATTGACATTTTAAAAAATATAATATTAAACTTACAAGAAGAAAATAACCAACTTCACAAACAAATCTCTGAAAAGATTTCTGAAGTAGAATGGTATAAATATGTATCATCAAGTTTCAAAGATTTGTTATTTGAAACTAGTATAGCTAGAAATAAAATATATAATATAGAAAAAAATCCATATTGGAAGAAATAATACATTTTAAAAGTCAGAGAAATCTGGCTTTTTATTTCCAATAAATATCAAATTTATATAAATATATTTTTTAGAATAATAGAAAAAAATAACATAATATACTATAATATAAATATAAAAAGAGAACTACATTCTATTTGCGCTAGAGTGGTAGTTCTAAAATTACTTATTTGTTAAACCACTCTTATTGGCTTTTGAGTGGTTTTTTTGCTATATATAATAGATTATATGTTGTTAAAGAGTGGCGATTAAGTTGCTCTTTTTATATTGGCCTATAGCTCAACAGGTAGAGCACTCGGCTGTTAACCGATAGGTTGCGAGTTCAAATCTCACTAGGCCAGCCATTAATATAAAAGGAGAATGTCTATGAAATTATATGAATTAGCTTATTTAAATGTTGAAAAAGATAAAAACTCTATAAATTTTGGGATTATGGATAAATTTATCAATGGAAAGACTTCTCATAATCTCGTTAAAAAGAGTAAACAAGAAAAAGAAGAAGTTATTTGCTACCTAAATGGTAGAGCGATGACTAAAAGCAAACTAGAAAAGACTTTTCCTAAAAAGAAAAAAAATAAATCAAAGAGAAAATATATAAAAAAGAAAAAAACTAAAGAGTAGTTATTAATTGACTGCTCTTTTTTAATGCAAATAAATTTAGAAAGGAGTGGTTAGATGATTTATTTTGATGATATAGAGTTTGCTAATGACAATAAATACTCTATATACTTGATTGATAAATATTTAAAGAAATATTTCCCTAAAAATCAAAATAATATCAAACAAAAATACCTTCCTAATGAAGTTGCAAAAGTAATTGGAGAGAAGGATATAACTTTTTTTAGTTTATATTTTCTTAGGACAACATTTATTCCAAGTGATGACAACAGTGCAAGGGAACTTTGTGAAGAACATTATAAAATATGGAAAGTTCTTTCGGAGGCTTTTGTACAAGATCTATACGATAAACTTAATATAGTAGAGCCTAGGGGACTTGCTAAGTCAACTATATGTGATAAAACACTTGCAATATGGTTACATTGCTATAAAAAATCAAAGTTTACTCTATTAGGAGCAAAAACTGCAGATGATGCCGAGCAATTCTTAAATTCTATAAAAAAAGAGTTTCTAGAAAATGAGCTTATAAAAGATGTATTCGGAAACTTAATAGATTTAAAAGGTAAAAAGCCTAACTCGAAAGATTATTACAAAGTTAACTCAGGAGAAATTGAGTTTACTAATGATACATACATAAGAGCAGTAGGTTCAACCACTTCTGTCCGTGGTGCTAACTGGGGAGGTGTAAGACCTACAGTAGTTATTGCTGATGACTATCAATCAGAAGTTGATATTATAACCGAAGATGCTAGAGAAAAGAAATGGAATAGATGGTGTAAAGAAGTTGAGGAGGTTGGAGATACTGCAGTATTTAGAAAAGGTAAAAAAGTTAAGTCAGCAACTAAGTTTGTAAGTATAGGAACTGTATTACACATTGATTGCTTAATAAGTAAGCTTAGTAGAAATAGAGATTATCACACTATTATGAATAGAGCTGTTTTATTAGAAGATGGCCAAACAGTTGATGATATCTTTGAAAGTGATTTATGGATTCAATGTAAAAAGATTTATTTTGATGACAAAATAGAAGATCCTCAAATAAAAGCTAGAAAATTCTATGAAGAACATATAGATGAAATGAAATATCCATTATTATGGGAAGAAAAATGGGATTTTTTTATAGATATAGCAGTTAAATACTGGAGTAATAGAAAATCATTTATGTCAGAAAAGATGAATGATGCTAGTAGTATAGGTGAAAAATGGTTCAAATCTATAAGAACTCAATCAGTAGAGGAGATAGAAGACCATGTTTTTTTAAAAACAATGCTTTGTGTTGACCCTGCAGGAGATAATTCTTCGAATAAGAAAAAGAAAACCGACTCATTTGCAATGATAGTAGGTTCATTAGGAGAAAATGACTTTAAATATATCAGAAGAATGATACTTGAAAAAATGAGTTTTACAGAGTATTGTAATACAATTATTGATATTTTATTAGAATTTACTGATATAACTCATATATCTATAGAAAGAAATACCTACTTAGGTTCAGATGTAACTACTATACAACAAATGATTGAAAAGATACCTGAACTAAAGAAAAGAAATTTAATATTTATTAATGATATGAATAATAAAAATAAAGATAATCGTATTGCAACTATACAAGATCCAGTTAATAATGGTCAAATTATATTTGCAGATAATAATAAAGCATTTACAGATCAGATATTAGACTTTCAAGGAACTGCATATACACTACATGATGATGCTGCAGATGTTGTTTCTGATTTTGCAAATAAAATACTAAAAATAAAAACAAAAAATATAATTAGGTTCATGGATAGAAGGAGATTGGGTGTGTAAATGAAAAAATATAAGCCTATCGATGAAGTTATAAGTGTTTATGATGTTCCTAAAGAATTATGGGAATCTGAAAGCTTAATGAAAGAAAAACCGAATTGGAATAAGATAAATTATACCGAGTCGGAAAAAGTATATCAAAATAAGGAATTTATTATATTGAAAGTTAAAAGTAATAAAAAAATTGGATTTATTGTATATAACACGAAAAAAGAGTGGGAAAATGGTCACTCTCATTTAAATTCTAGAGCTATTTCAGAAATTGTAATAAAAAATGTAATTTATAAAAGAAAACCTAAAACGAATAACTTGTATGTACTTAAAAGTCATGCAAGGGTTTCAAACGATGAAAAATACATAAAATTTATTGAAGAACTGATAGAAGTTAAAAAAAATAAGAGCAAAAATAAATATATAAATAAGAAAGGAGGCCGAAAATAATGCAGACTATAGCTGAAATTATAGATGGTCTAAAAAAAGGAATGACTCTAGATTTAAACATTCCTGATCATATGAATTTTGTCAGATATATGTATCAATGTTTTGAGTCTGATTTACATAAATATCAAAAGATGTATGACTATTATAAAGGTAATACAGATGCTATGGCCGATTATAAAACAATTACACAAAGGTCAAACTTAAAAGTAAATACTAATTTTTTTAAAAAGTTTGTAAAAGAAGAGGTCTCTTATACTGTAGGAAATCCTATTACTTATGAAAGTAAAGAGCAACCTGGTTTATTAGATGAATTAACATCAACCATGGCATTGTGGAATAAAAATCATGACAGTGATTTAATGAAATATATGGTTATTTTTACTAAAGTATTTGAAATTTATCGATATGATGAAGAAGGATTTAAAAGCATTATTTCAACACCTTTAACAGGATATGCATATCAAGATGAATATGACAATGTTTTGTTTTATATGGATGTAAAAGTAGAACATTTAGATGTAGATGTTTATCACATAGATGTTTATACAAAAAAATGTGTTTATCATTTAGATAGAGAATTCAATCAAATAGAGCCTCCAACAAACCATAGATTTGGTATAATACCTGTTTCAGTAGGTAAATTAACTGAAGAATTAACAGAAGATAGTTTATATAAAGACCTAAAAGGTTTACAAGATGCTTATGAAACTAATTTATCTGACTTAGGAAATGAAATTTCAGATTTTAGAAACGCATATATGCTGATGACAGATTGTGAATTTGAAGAAGAAAAAGTAGTTATTGATGAAGAAACTGGAGAAGAAACAAAAATAGATCCGATTTTAGAAATGAAGAAAAAAGGCATCTTGATGGTAGGTAAAGATGGGAAGATACAATGGTTGATTAAACAAATTAATGATACTTTTGTACAAAATACGCTAGATAGATATAAAGATGATATGTATCAAATAAGTTGTCACATAAATCATAATGAAAGGCTTCAATCAAATTTGAGTGGGATTACACTTAGAAGTAGATTAATAGCACTTGAAAACAAATGCGCACTTCAAATAAATGCTCATTCAAATATAGTTACAAATAGATTGAAATTTTGGTGCAATTATATAAATTATTTTAAAGCAAAAAACTTTGATTGGAAAAAAATAAAAATTATTTATACTGCAAATATCCCTCAAGACGATTTAGCTACAGCTCAAATGCTTAGTCAAGTACCGCCTGGAGTTATTTCTAAGAGAACGGCATCAAGTAGATTTGGATTTATAGTAGATTTAGATGCTGAACAAAGACAAATTGAAAGAGAATATGAAGAAGAAATGAAAAGGGAAGATGAAAGTTTAGGTGAATTGTATGGCAATAAACACCAACACACAGAAACAAACTTCGAAGAATAGAAATGCTGAAGAAACTAAAAGTTTCATGGAAAAAGCATATAATCAAGCAGAACAAGAGCTTGAGAAATATCTTAAAAAGATGAATAAGACCGATAAACAGATTAGAGAGTTAATGGAAACTGCTAATTTTGCTTATCAAATAGAAAAGACATCAAAGGATTATGAAAGTGCTGAAAGATTTCTTGTAATAGCAGTTTTTTCAATGCTTAATGATGAAGATGAATGGCTTGAAGATCTAATAGATAACTTCTTTGATGAAATGTTTGAAGAAATTGTAGAGTACTTTGGATATTTTGTAGACAATGAAGAAAAACAGAAAATATTAAACAGAAAATACGAAGGCAAAACATATAAACAAAGAATCCAGAGTAATATGGCTAAAATAAATAATCGAACTAAAAAAAGATTAAAAATAGCTTACAATAAGAAAAATTTATACAATATTGCATCATGGCTAACACCTAGACAAAAGATGAGTCGAAAAAGAGCAAGAGGAATATTGATATCTGAGCTTAGTAGAATAGCAAATGATATCTTTATTTATTGTAATAGAGATAAAAAATTTATGTATTGTTCAGTTTTAGAAGAAAGAACATGCAGTGATTGTGAAAGTATGCATGGTACTATTTTAACCGCTGAAGAAGCTTATGATTTAATACCACAGCATAACTTCTGTAAATGTTATTTTATAGTTATAAGATGATAGGAGAGAAATAAATGAAATTACAAGATACAGTAGATTTAATGTTAGGAACAGATTTTAAAGATAGATTTAAAGCTGAATATTATCAACTAGATAATAGAATAGCTGGACTACAAAGAATGTTAGAAGGATATAAAAATGGAACACTTAATTTTACTCCTAACTGCTCATATGAAATATTACACACTCAATTAGTATATATGGAAGCATACAGAAATGTATTAGAAGAAAGAGCAAAAATAGAAAATATAGAATTATAGGAGGAAATTATGAACGAACAAGAGTTTTTAGATTGGTGTAAAGATGAAGTTGTAAAATATACGAATAATCATTTAGATAAATCAGATAACAAGCAAATAACAAAAGATGACGTGTTTATGGTTTGGTGTGCTAAAGTTTTACAAAATAACAAAGCATTATTAAGTACAACTTTATTTGACGGAATGTATTATGAATGTACATACAATGGAGATAAAAAAGAAATGTACATAGATGCTTATAAGAAATGGGAGAATTACAAAGTTGAGCAAAAATAAGTATGGAAAAGAAGATTATGATTTCCTTTTAGGCATATATGCCTTTGTAGGAGTATACGCTCTAGCATACACAATATTTTCAATAGTATTAGCAATACTTCATATACATCTATCAAATGCTATAGACTGGATAGCAAGTATTGTTCTATCAATACTTAGTATTGTTTATGTAGTAAGATTGAATATAAAAAGAGCAGAATTGATAGAAAGAAAGAAGGAATAGTATGTTTGATATAAAACAATTATTAGGACTATCTAAAGCGGGGGAGGTGAATTACATGATTCCGTTTGATTGGATGTCAGAAAGTTTTAATAATTATGTAAGAAGAATGCAAGGAATAAGTAAAAAGACTAAATGGGAAAGAAATAGAAGATAAGTTTACATAATTCAACCTTCTAAAATCAATTCTAAGGTACTTGTAAAAAGTCCCTTGATAGTTTATACATTTGGAAATAAATAGAAATTACATAAAGAATGATTAAATGGAAAAATTATTTGATTTTGTATCATTACCTAGTGATGCTATAGAAGTTAAAGTAATAAAAAGACCAAAACAGAAACCTTTAAAGAAACTAAAATTAAATGGGGCTACTTATTATTTATCTGAAGATAATGAAAATTATTATACTTTCGAATATAAAAGTTTCACTAAGGATAAAGTAAAAAGCCAAGTAGTAGCAAGTATATTCAACAAAGCAAAGTGTAAAAATGTAGATTGGTTTGAGTTAGCTCAATTATACAACGATAAGATAAATGAGTATAATCAAAAATCTTATGTACATGACCAATATATCACAGATATAATATTGACCGAAATATATAAATTAACAAGATAATAAAGTCCGAAAGGGCTTATTTTTATGCTCCGAAACGAGGGTAAACTAAGTACTTTGGGGGCTAGTACTCCGAGGGACTAAATTCTTATTTAAATACTATGAGGGCTAGTACTTCATGGGGAAAGAGGTAAAAAATGATAATCAAAAAAGATTTGTTAGAAAAATTAAACGATATAGATGAAAATGCCGATGTTACTGAAATCTTAAAAGGGATTGATGGAATAGCAGAAGTTAAAGAAATACCTTTTGATGTAAATAAATTGACTGTTGAGGATTATAAAAATATTCTTGAAACAAATAAAGCGATACAAGGATATAATCAATCTCAATTAGATAGTGCTGTATCTAAAGGTGTTGAAAGTTTTAAAACAAAAAAAATGCCTGGAATTATAGAGAGTGAAATAAAAAAAGCAACTGCTCCAAAACATGAAACTCCTGAACAAAAGGCTCAAAGAGAACAAATGGAAGCTATGGAAGCAAGACTTAAAGAGATGGAAGAAAAGAATGCTGCAACTGAAAAGAAAAATGCAGAAAACGAAGCTAAATTAGCTCAAGAAGGTAGAATCAAAGAAAGTCGTACTTATCTAGCAGAAATGAAATATCCAAAACAAGTCGAAAATTTCTTAGAGTTTGTAGTTGGTGAAGATATGGATATCAGTAAACAAAATATTGATAAATTAGCTAATGCATTTAGCGAATATGGACAAGAAGTCCTTAAAACTGATATGACAAATAATCCATTTAATCCTAGCAGTGGAGGAAATGGGGATCCGGTTGATCATGTTCAAGCTCAAGTAAATCAAATTTTAGGCTTGTCATAAAAATAAATTAATTAGGAGGTGTTTAGCATGGCTAACACAATACAATACGCACAAATTTTACAAAATGCATTAGACAAACAAATGGTACACGAATCATTAACAGGCTGGATGGATGCCAATGCAGGTCAAGTTAAATATAATGGTGGTAAAGAAGTTAAAATACCTCAATTATCAATGGATGGACTTGCTAACTATGATAAACAAGCTGATAGTGGATATACTAAAGGCTCTATCAAATACGAATACAAAACTTACACAATGACACAAGATAGAGGACGTAAATTCCAAATAGACTCTCAAGATGTTGATGAAACTAACTTTGTATTAACAGCAACAACAATAATGGGTGAATTCCAAAGAACTAAAGTTATACCTGAAGTAGATGCTTATAGATTAAGTAAATTAGCAACAACTGCCATGAGCGTGGCTAATGATGAAAACGTAGAATACGGATACACTGTAGCAAATTCAACTGTTATAGCTAAAATTAAAAAAGGTATAAAAACATTAAGAGAAAAATGCCATAATGGAACACTAGTTATTATGTGCAACTATGACACACAACTAGCTATAGAAGAAGCTGCATTAGGTAAATTAGCATCTGTATCTTTTTCCCAAGGTGGAATAAACACTAAAGTTCCAGCTATAGATGGATGCCCAATTATACCAGTTCCACAAAATAGACTATATAGTGCAATCCAATTATATGATGGTTCGACTAGTGGTCAAACTACTGGCGGATACATTAAAGCAACTTCTGGATTAGATGTTAACTTTTTAATCATGCCTTTAGATTTACCTTTAGCAGTAACTAAACAAGATATCATGAGAATATTTGATCCTGAAACTAACCAAAGTGCAAATGCATGGGCTATGGACTATAGAAGATATCATGACTTATGGGTATTAGAAAGTAAAAAAGAAGGGGTATATGCAAATATAAAAGATGCAAAACCTAATCAATAAAGTAATTAATAAGGTAATTTTATGTTTGAAATAAAAAAACAAAATGTCCATAGAACAGTAGAAACAATGGAACAAGTACAAAAATATATTGCTGAAGGGTATGAATTAATCAAGGATTTAAACGAACAGAAAAGTGAAAATTTTTCATCAGTTGATATTGATTCTTTGAATTTTAATAATCTAAAAACCTTGGCTAAAGAAAAAAAGATTAAAGGCTATAGTACAATGACAAAAACAAACTTAATTAAAGCTTTAAAGGGGTTGTTATAAATGACTTCTTATGATTTGTTATTACAAAAACATTTCCCTAATATAAATGAATCTGATTTAGCTATGCATAAACAATTAGCTACTCAAAAGCTATTACTTTATTTTAAGAATAGACTTAATAGAAATATAACAGCTGAACAATTAGAAACAGAGTACGGATCCGCTCTGTTTCTTTTGGTTTCTAATGCTATTAATTTTAATGCTAACTATTCAAGCGTAAAGGGAATTAAATCGATTTCACAAGGGAATAAGAAAACCACATTTGATGAAAGTGTAAGTTCTATCAATTCAGGTGGAGCTTATGATATAACTGATGAAATAAAGGAACTTTTACCTGTAGCAGCAGTTAAATTGAGGGGTTAGGTGATAAATATGTTTGGATATGACGAAGATAGTGCAACTTTATTTAATATTTCTTTAGATGAAAAAAGAAAACCAGTTTATCACCGTACTTTTTTAACAGGTATAGATTGGCAACAAGCTACAGGAGTTAAATTTTTAAAGACAACTGGTTCATCTGCCGATATAGATAATAAAATTTTAATATTTGTAAAATATGGGGCCTATGAAGGCAAATCTTATATAGGCCCTAAAAAATTTAGTCAACTTGAAGATAAAAGTAATTATTATACATTCAACGAAGGAGAAGATATACTCCTAAAAGGAATACATGACATTGAAATCACTAATTCTCAAGAGTTTAACGATATTCAAAGAAATTATGATGATGTAGTTAAAATTATTAATGTTACTAAGTGTGAATTAACTAAGCACTTTGAATTAGGATGTGAGTAAATTGGGAGGATTAATAGCAAAAGCAAAAATTCAAATAGATTATGACAAAGTTATAAGTAAAAGTAAACTTGAGCAAGGGCAAAAACAATTTGTAAGTCTTGTTAGAAGTAAATCTGACCCATATGTACCTTTTTTAAGTGGAGATTTAAAAAATACTGCTAAAGAAAATAAAAAAAGTATTACATATAGTCCTTATCACAGAGGTTTAAAATCATATGCAGCTAAAAATTATTATACAAATGCAGGTATGGGAAGACAAGGTTTGAATAGAGGTGGAAAAAGAGGTAGAATGTGGGTTCCACGAATGTGGGTCAATGAAGGTGATTCAATAGTAAATGAAGTTGCTAAAACCATTGGAGGAAAAGCTACAAAATGACAATTAACTTAAATGATATTGAAAAAAGAACTGTTACAGATAAATTAATAGACTTTTTTTTATCTTGCCCTTTAATTAATGAAAAATCACCTATTTCAGCTGATTACATAGGAGATGAGATACAAATCTATTCAATTGACGGGTCGCCTTCTGAAACTATCATAAAAACTTATATTGATGGTTCTACAGAAAGACAATTAATATTTGATTTCACTAGTAGAGAAAGTGTCGAAGCATACAATAACGAGAAAAATATTAGCTTTTATGAAAAATTAGCTGAATGGGTTGAAATACAAAACATTCAAGGAAATTTACCTCAATTAAACTACCCGCTTATTCCTGAAAAAATTGAAGTTTTAACTCATGGATATGTTGAACAAATGAGTGCTAATAAAGCAATTTATGTTATTCAAATGAAATTTATTTATACAAAAATGGCTGAATAGCCTAAAAGGAGGGATTATAATGGCTTTAAAAAGAAAAGATTTTGCTGATTATTTAAATGTAAGTAAAACACAAGAAGCATCATATGTATTATTAGGCTATGGTGTTGAAAGTTTAGACGAAGAACCAGGTGCTCAAACTGATACAACTTGTTATATTAATGATGAAACTTCTTCTACAACTATAACTAAGTATGAAACTCAATTCCCTTATACTTCTGAAATTATAATAGAACAAGAAGCAATAAAAAGTTTATACTTAACTGGCAGAAACCATGAAACTGGAACAGATGCAGAAAGGGATTATGTTCGTGTAGATATGTTTGACCCTGTTTCAGATAGTGCTGGAACTTACAATGCAAGAAAATTTAGAGTTGCAAATGAAGTTTCGACTTTTAGTGGAGAAGGTGGAGAAAAAATGAAAGTAGAAGGTACTTTACATGCAATAGGAGATCCTATTCAAGGAACTTTTAATGTAACTACCAAAACATTTACACCAACCACTACACAAACTTCTAATACACAACAAAACCAAGCTACTGAATAATAAAAAATAGGAGGTTAAAATATGAATTTTAAAATAAATGGTGTTGAAGTAGAGTTTGATTTTTTTGATATGGATGAAAAGGAAGATTTTGATGCAATATTTTTAACAGCTAATGAAAAAATACAAAAATTAAGTAATGAGCATAAAGATTTTGATACAAAGTTTGGAAAAGCATATTGTGAAGTAATAGTTAATATGTTCGAAGATTTATTTGGTGAAGAAAAGACTTATGAAATTTTCCAAGGAAAAACAAATATAATGAAATGTACAACGGCAGTAAAAGATTTAGCTAAGGCTAAATTAGAACATGATAAATTATTCCAAGAAACTTTAAAAGAAATTACTGGATTAGATATTGATGTATTTGGTGAAAAACCATTAAATAGAGAGCAACGTAGAGCTAGAAAAAAATATAATCAATGAACTTAAATATTTTAACCGATTATTTACCTACAACAATAGAAGTTCAAGGAGTGCGATATCCAATTAACTGGGATTTTCGCACTTCTATTCTATTTGAACAGTTAATGATGGATGACAATGTTGATGAAGAAAAAAAACCATGGGAGGCTCTTAATCTCTATTTTGGATATGAAATTGAAACAATTAAATGTATTAATACAAGTAACATGAATGAATTTACAAAACAAATGCTACTTTTTTATAGATGTGGTAAAGAAATAGAAACTTCTCAAGATAACGGAGAAAACAACTCAGAAACTCAAAAAATATATGATTATGAATACGATAGTTCATATATTTATGCTGCATTTTTACAAATTTACAGAATAGACCTTCAAGATATTGAAGATTTACATTGGTGGAAGTTTAAAGCTTTATTTAATTCTTTAACAGATGATTGTAAATTCATGAAAATACTAGGATATAGAAATGTTGATTTATCTAAAATCAAAGATAAAGAAAGAAAAAATTTCTACAAACAGATGAAAAAAATATATGCTTTACCAGGTTCGATTAAAGAAAAAGAAAAACAAGCTTTAATAAACGAAATGTTGATGAGAGGTGAAGATCCTAGAGAATTATTAAGACAATAATTTATTTTCGTACTATAATATATATAGGGGGGATGAATTATGAAAAAGGAATCTCAAATCGATTTAAAAGTTGTTTTTATTATTGCAATAATTATTTTTAGTTTAAGCATATTAGTTGTTGTAGCTAAAACATTAGCAAATACAGAAAATGAGAAAGATATACAAAATACTGAACAAATTTATATTTTAAACGATACTGAAACTAAAGAAGTTTTTTCTAAGTATCATAAACTTTACAAAGAAAGTATTGATTTAATAGATGAAGGTATTAGCGGGAAAATATCCAAGAAAATTTATAATGAAACAAAAAATTCAGCTGATGATATAAGAAATCTTAATTTGAAAGAAGAATATAAATCAGATCAAAACAATTTAGCATTAACTTTTGAATATTTAAATAAGTCAATGCAAGCTTATAATGATTATATTTATTTTCAAGTCAATAGAAGAGATAAATTTGATACGAGTTATAAGCATTGTTTAGATGATTATAATGATTATCTAAATAAATCACAAGCATATTACAGTTTAATAGATTAATTTCAAGAACACTTCGGTGTTCTTTTTTTATGCCTAAAAAAGGAGGTGAGAGCAAATGGCGGCAGATGGAAAAGTTGTTATAGAAGTTTTACTAGAATGTGATAAAGTAGAAGGCCAATTAAATGAACTTAAAAATGCTTTTGCGGATTTAGGTAGTGTTGGAAATGTATTTGGCGAAATGAGTTCTCTTGTAAATACATTTTCAAGTACTTTTAGGGCCTTAGAAAAGGTGGTAGGTCCAGTAGCGGCTGGTGTTGTCGCATCTATAACTACAATAGTAACTGCTTTTACAAAGTTATATGATGCAAGTAAGAAAAACTTCTTTGAAAATTTACAAAATATATCAGAAAAACTCCAGCCAATTGTAAGCATTGTTCAAAATGCTACAAGTACAATTTTAAATTGTTTTAGTCAAGTCACTGATTTTTCATTTGATTTTAGTTCGTTAATGGCAGATGCAATTGAATTTGAAAGTTCTATGGCACGAGTGTCAGCTATAATGGGTGTTGTTGGTGACGATATAGGTGTTTTAACTGAAACTACAAGACAATACGGAGCAACCAGTAGGTACACCAGTGTACAGGTAAGTGAAGCTTTTAGCTATATGGGTATGGCCGGATTTTCATTACAAGAGTCACTCGCGTCAATCCAAGATGTTTTAAATTTAACTACGATTGGAGCCACAGATCTCAGGCACAGCTAGTGATATTGTCACTGATGGGTTAACTGCACTATCGATGTCAGCATCTCAAGCCTCTAATTTTGTTGATTATATGGCTGCAGCTATTACTAGAAGTAATACTACTGTGGAATTAATGGGTGAAACAATGAAATACGCAGGTAGTGTTGCTGGTACTTTAGGCGTATCCATGGATGATTTATCAGTAGCTATAGGCCTTATGGCCAATAGTTCAGTGAAGGGAAGTCGTGCAGGGACTGCATTAAGAACATTGTTATCAAATTTAAGTGCTCCTACCGATTCAGTGGCAACTGCTATGCAAAAATATGGTATATCTCTTATTACTGCAAAAGATGGTTCTGTAGACTTGGATAAAACTTTAAGAAATTTAAGAACAAGTTTGAAAGGATTACCTTTAGTAGAACAAGCGGCCGCTTGTAAAAATCTTGCTGGTAAAACTGGTATGACAGGTCTTTTGGCTATTGTTAATGCAACTGATGAGGCTTATGATAGTTTAACTGCTAGCGTTCAAAACTCTACTCAAACAGTTTCATACTGGAATCAAAATTTAGGTGAAATGGGTATTACAGGTAAAGAGTGTAGCGATAGAATAGAAACATTGAAAGAGGTACTTGGTGAAACGGAATATCTAGGTGCAGCTTTTAATATGACAACTCAAGACATGGCACTTGCATTACAAGTTTTAGGCTCTAATGCAAAAGTAACATCTGATAATGTAGAGGATTTATTTAGTGTTTTAGATGCCATGAGAAATCCTACAAAATTTCAACAACAACAATTTAAAAAATTAGGACTAACTTATAGAGAAATTAATGATGATGCTTTTGACTATAGCGCTACCTGTGACATGATAAATGAGAATACTGTAGGTATAGTAGATAATGCTAAAAAATTAAATGGAGTTTTAAGCAAACAAGAAATAATTGATAAATTAAGCCCTAATATGTCTTTAAAAGAGGCAAATGCGGTACTAAAAGAATACGGATTAAATGCCAAAAGTGCATCAACTGGACAAATAGATTTAATAGCCAATTTAACTCAATTAAGAAATAAATTTAAAGGAATGGATGAATCTACTAGAGAAGCAACGTTGAGTAATTTAGGTTTATCTGATTCTTTAGATGAAATAAATGAAATCTGTAATTTATCTGATGAACAATTTAAAATGTATTGTGACAATTTAAAATTAGTTACAGGTTTATCAGAAAAAATGGCTGAAGCAATGGATGAAACTACTAAAAATAAATTATTAGTATTATCATCTGCTTTACAAGATGTTGCTATTGAAGGGTTTGAAGCATTAAAGCCAGCTATTCAAGGTGCATCTGAAAAATTAGCTAACTTTTTTAGTATTTGGAGAAGTGGAAATTCAAGTGGCGAAACCGAAAAGGGTCAAGCTTTATATACATTTGATAATTTAAAGAAGGCATTAGATAATTTACTAAATGATATAAAAAATGCAGATATTACAGGAGCAATACAAACAGCAATTTCTAAAGTAAATACATTTATAACACAAGGTGGATTAAGTAGAGTATTAGACATAGGCAAAGAAATTATACATCAAATTTGCCAAGGTATTATAAATAGTAGAGGCGATATAAGAGAAGGTATTTCAAGCGCAATCAAACAAATCTCTGAATTTGTTAGAGATGTAGCCCCAGAAATAGAAGAGGCCGGAAGAGTTATTTTAGATGCTATTAGAGATGGTATAAAAAATAATTCACAAGATATTCATGATGCTTTAGATGGAGTAGCATCTGTTATGAATTCTTGGATACAAGGTAGTGAAGAAATAAAATCATTGACTGGTAATTTTGCAGATATATTTATTGATAGTTTAATTGAAAATCTTAAATCTAGGACAGTCGGAAGGGCAAGTGAATTATGGAATGCAGCTACAAGTTGGTTAACACATTCCAAACCAGATTTCTCTAAAGGTTTGACTGGATTTTTTACAAAAATATCTGATTGGTTTACTGGTGAATCTTATGCTGCTGAAACAACTGGAAATGAAAAAGAACTTAGTACAAACAAGAAAAACAGTAAAAATAGCAATAAAATAAACAGTAAACTTTCTAGTATGGATGTTAGTGAAATAAAAGCTTTACAAACTCAATTAACAGCATTACAAACAACTGCTCAAAATGTTTCTAATTCTATTTCACAAAGTTTTACAAATATGCAAAATACTATGAGAACTAGTTTAGTTGGATGCGCCAATATAGCTAGAAATCAGTTTGTAAGTATAACTAATGTTGCAAGAAATCAATGTTTAAATGTGTCTAATATAGTTAGAAATCAATTTGTATCAGTTAGCAATATTATTAAAAATCAAGTAACAAATGCTAGAAATGCTTTAACAACACAAATGATTTCAATTAAAAATGTAACTAATACACAAATTACAGCAGCAAGAAATGCCGTTACAACTCAAATGATTTCTATGAAAAAGGTTATAACAACTCAAAGTAGGGAAGCAAGGAACAACTTTACTAGTCAAATGATTTCTATGAAGAATGTGGCTAGGACTCAATCTACTCAAATAGGCCAAGCAGTTGCTAGTGGTATGGCTACTGGTATTAGAAATGGTACTGCTAGAGCAGTAAGTGCTGCTAGAAGTCTTGTAAATCAAGTCAATGCTGAAATGAAAAAGACTGCTAAGATAAATTCTCCTTCAAAGATAACTACTAAATACGGTGAATATTTAGATGAAGGTTTAATTGAAGGTATGAAAAACAAATCTAAAGAATTATATTCAGTTGCTAGAAGTATAACAACAGAAATGAATGAAAATATGAAAGCAGCCGTTCATGGCGAAATTGCTTTATTTAATTTAAATGCTAGTAATAACAACGAAAGTAAAATTATTAATACAACTAATAATAATTTTAGATTAAGCGATGAAGATATTCAAAAATTAGCAGATGCTAATGCACAAAGACCAGTTTCAGTTGAAACGAAAGTAGGAGAAAGTACACTTGCTAAAACTATAGCTAAACCAATTGAAAATTTTAATAAAACTGATACTAAAAGATTAAATAGATTGAAGGGGGTAACAATATAATGTTCAAATTTAATGGCATAGATTTAGAGCTATATGTAAAAGTTATAGAAATTAGTAAGCCAATGATGTCAAGAACCAATTATTTTAAAGAAAATCCTTCAAGAAATGGAACAAGTTATCAGGGATACAAATATAATGACAAAGACATAGAGGTTAAATTTGACATAAAAGGTAATACGGATGCAGAAGTTCAAAATTTAGCTGATAGTCTTTGCTCTATTTTTGATGTTGACGAGCCAAAAGAATTAGTAGTTGATGATAATAAAAGAATTTACTTAGCAATTCCAAACGGAGATATAGATCAAGATAAAATTGCTAAGGGAATTAGGAGAATAAAAATGTCTTTTAGTTGTCCTATACCTTTTTCACACAACCCAACTGCAAAACTTTATAGTGGTGAAAAAACAATTGAAATTAAAAATGAAGGAAATGTAAGTACTCCTGGAATTGTAAATGTGGCTTTTGGAGGAGATGCTACCTATTGTCAAATTGACGGTGAAGATGGAAAAGCAGTTTTAATTGGTGAATATCCATCATTGATGAACACAAAAGTAGAAACATCTTCTGTTGTTGTTGATGAAAATTGTGAAACCACTTCAAGATTTGTATCTGTAAACGGAGAAGTTGATGCAAATAGAAGTATCACAGGTACTATACAACCAAATGCAAGTGGTAGTAGCTGGTGCATTAAAGCATCTGATTATGGCACTGGTGAAAAGTGGCATGGTCCCGCATTACGTTACAATTTACCTTCTAATTTAACTGATTTTGATTGTAAAATGGAATTATATCATGATTCATCAGGAAAACTCGAATACAATGAAACTTATTCTACTGAAGAATCATCTCGTTATAAAGTTACGGTATCTTTACTTAATATGAGAGCAAGCAGAACTACCAGTTCTGCTATTCTTACTCAGATGAAAAGAGGTACATATTTAAACATCATACAAGTTGTGGATGGATGGCTAAACACAACATATAATGGCAAAACTGGTTGGGTAAAAATATCTGCTGGACTTACTAAGGTAACTACTGTAAGTACAACTTATTATACAACTGATGAATTAAATTTAAGAGCAGGTCGTGGTACAAATTATAGAATTTTAACTGTTATTCCTAAAAATAAACCTTTAATCGTTTACACAAATACAAAATCTGGCAATTGGGTACAAGTAAAATATAACGGAATAACAGGATATGTTCATACTAAATACATAATCGAAGGGAATAAAGTACAAATAGATACTGATGAAGAGTTTGAAACTGCAGAAGATAAATTAGGAATAATCGAGATTTATGGTTATGATCAAGCTGGTAATAAACTTTTTAAAGCAATGCTGTGTGATGAAAATGAATATTATGAATCAACATATCCACTAATTCAAGTAGGAAATGTATATTTTTTACAAGATTTTTCTTTTAGCGTTCCAAAACCAAAACAAAGTACTACTTCATCTGGTAGCGATGATAATCTAACTGTAACTATAAAAAATCTAAAAAGTGGTAAATACGGAAATTGGAATGAATTTAGAGGTTATTTTAGAATAGTTCGAGATAAAAATGAATGGTATGCAGAAATTGTAAAATACAATTCTCAAGGCAATGTAGAAAGAAGTTTACAAAGCAAAAAAATTAAGAGTGAGAATTATCCTACAGGATCTTTAAATCACATTGTCATTTATTTTGCAAAATATGCAGATAAAGAAGTTGTTGATACAATGACCTTTAATCGATTACTTATAAAAAAATTAAGTGAAACAACACAAGAAGATACAGACATTATAAGATTTAAACAAGGAGATGAACTTCAAGTAGATTTTGCAAATAATGAAGTATTAATAAATAATATCAAAAATATGGAATATGTTAATGTTGGAAGTAGTTTTTTTGAAATCCCTCCTGGCTCATTTACAATGAAAATCTCTTCTGATGCTAGTATTACAAGTTCTATTATTTTTAATGAAAGGTGGTTGGATTAGTGGAAAAACTGGTAACAGAAATTTATATTTTAGACAGAAAAAAGAAAATAATAGATGTTTTATCTAATAATGGGACTAATCCTTCTAGTCCTTTTTTTGATGATCTTTTTACAATGTATTTAGATACAGGAGCCGATACCTTTGAATTTTCTACTATTTTTAATGAAAGAACTAGCAATATAGAAAATGGGTATTTTGTTCTTTTTAATTTTAAAAATAATTTTAAATTATTTCAAATAATGAATTCAAAAAACGAACATATTAATGGAATACTTATAAAATCTTGCTATTGTGAAACTATTGGTCTTGAACTTATAAATAAAGTAGTAAGAAAATCTACAATAGACGGAGATGTATCAACTTTTTTTTCACTAGTCTTACAAGATTCAAGTTTTGAATTAGGCTATGTAGATTCTACCATTACTGATTTTAAAAGTGTAATCATAGAAAAGCCTACACCTATATATACTGTAATTCAAAACAATCTTGCAACTTATAATATTGAAATTGAGTTTACTGTAGAAATAAAAAATAATAAAATAAGCAAACAATATGTAAATATATATAGAAAAAGAGGGAAAAATACACATGCTCGATTTGAATATTCTACTAATGTGGATAATATAAAAAAGACTGAAGATTTAACTGATTTCTGTTCAGCATTAATAGGAGTTGGAGCAAATGGTATAGATTTTAAAGATGTGGAATGGATAAAAAGCAATGGTAATCCAACTGATAAGCCTTTAAATCAAGATTTTGTTGTAGATGAAACTGCACATCAGTACTTTCACAATGATGATGGAAGCTATATTACAGGAACATATGAAAGCAATGCAAATAATTCTGCGGATTTACTAGATGAAACATGGAAAGAACTACAAACCAGAAAGCAACCTAAAATAGATTATGAAACTAGTATTGTTTTATTTAATGAAGATATTGATATTGGAGATACAGTTTATGCTATAGACCATGAATATACACCTAATTTATATTTAGAGGCTAGAGTTAGTAAGCTAGAAATTAGTTTTACTGATTGGCACAATAAAAGCAAATGTACTCTATCTAATTATAAAGAGGTAAAAAGTAAAATATTGAATTTATCTAATACTGACGATATTTTTGGAGAAATTTTAGAATTTTTAGGTGGAATAGGTGTAGGAAAATTAACCGATAAAGATATTGCTAAAATTCAAGAATATCTTAATCAAATGGGTTTAGAAAAAAAAGAAATTGATGAATTATTTGAAAAAATATATGATATTATTGACCCTCCACCAAAACCGCCAACTGGAGATGAGGACAAATATGAGCCTATTTATTTAACTACTTACAAAAATGGTGTTTGGGTTGGTGATGATAGATTTTATGATATAAAACATTCCAACACTGTATCTAATGTAGATTCAGAAAATGATCAATACACTCAAGCTTTATCACTGTATCAACAATATAATATTGGTAAAAAGCAAAATAGCTCATATCTTGAAAATGTAATGGCTAGTAGCAATCAATATAAATTATATGTTATGGTTAACTATTATAGTAATAAATTTGGTTTAGATCCTCAATTGATATATGCTGTTATTATGGGAGAATCTAGCGGCAATCCATCTGTACATGGACAAAGCGCTGGAAGTGGTTATGGATTATTTGGAATAGAACGTTCAGTTTTTTTTCAAGGATTTAAAGGTACAAAAGCAACAACTATAAAATATTTAGATGGAACAAGTGAAAGTTTTTATCCAAGTACATCTAATATGACTCCAGGTAAAGGCGGAACAACTATAATTAGTGGAGTAACAGTAGATAAAAACATATCCAATCAAATTAAATTAGGTTGCCATTTACTTAGACAAGCTATTGACACTTGTCATGGTAATATTTTTGCTGCACTTGTTTCATATAATATGGGTATAGGTTCACTTTATTGGATTATAAGCAAATATGTTTGTAATACTTACAACTATACATTTGTAGATACTTATAGTTTAAGTAAACAATCTAATCAAGTACAAACTAAAGTTTATGAAGAATTAGATAGTTTAAAATTTAATTTTGCTGCTTATAGGCAAGTTTTTAAAGATACTAAAGGATTAGGTACACCAACAAATGTTGAAGGTTACTTGCAATGGTATAAAATTGTAAATGGTCAATTACCTTATTATAAAGATAAAAATGGCGACAAATTAGGTTATGGAGTGGGAAAATCTACACCTAAAGCCCAAGCTCAATTAAGCTCAACAGACACTAGAAATAAAATAGTGGAAACAGCAAAAACAATTGTATCACAACATGTAGATTTAAAAATTGCAACTTATGACCAATCATATAGAACTTGGAATTTTAAAAAACCTAATAAACGTAGTGGTACATTTTGGGGAATAAAAAATCCAATTTGTTATGATTGTTCTTCATTTGTTAGTTGTTGCTATGGAGAAGCTGGAGTGTCTAGTTTGTTTCATAGCGATACTTTATGTGCTGCAGGGACACTCGTAAAATATGCAACGGCAAAAGAAGGATATAAAATGTGGAAAGTTACAAATGCGAGTTTATCAGAGGCAAAGCCTGGTGATGTCGTTATGGATGCTGATTTTGTAGTTACTTCTAGTAATTGCAATAAAACTACAATGACGAAATATAAAGCAACACATCATACTATGATTTATATTGGAGATGGAAAAGTAGCACATTCTTCACAATGGGCATATTGGCCAAATGCAATAAAGATATCTAATATTAGTTATTATATCAATAAAGGTACAGCATTTTTCTTAAGACCTTATGATTTAGCAGAAATTGATAATATAACAAATACGGAAACACCTCCAGTTGAAGAAACAGATTTTAACGAAGTATATATAAAAGCGCTTAGATTAGCAAATGCATATGATTTTTATAATAATAATAATCTTCTTACTCAAGTAAAAGGTTTTTACAGTGATGATAATAAAGTTTATCCTGATGTTACGCCATATATACTTATACATTTTGGCATAAATGATTTAACACAAAAAGGCATAGATGGTATAAAAACATTAGCTATTATTATGAAAAATAAATATAGAAATACTCCTGTATTTATTTTAAAAGAGTTACATGTTGGAACTGTTTATGCAAACTATGAAACAGTAAATACAAGTATAGATGAATTCAATGCTCAATTAAAAACATTTTGTAATGAAGAAGACAATATATTCTTTTTAGACATTTCTAGCGATGTTGAAACTTACACAGGTGTTTTAAATTCAGAATATACAACTGATGGATATAGATTTAAAGATGATACTAGTAAGATGGTGTTTTATAATGCAATAGTAAGCAAGCTACTATCAACACCTATAGGTTATAAAGAAAAGAGTAATACAGGAAGTTCTAGTGAAGAAAATCCTGACACTTCTATAGATGCCACAACTGTGTCAATAGTTATGCAAGCAAATAAAAAATATACCTATGGCATTGTAAAAGAACTTACATTTTTATTACCAACAGTAGTTGCCGATTCATTTTATAGTAGAATTATTTTCAAAACACCTAAAGATTCTGAACCTATAAAATATTCTCAGTCTAAAATAGTTTACTTACAAGGAACTGATTGTATAAATGGACAATTAATTCCTAAAGCAGATACTACTTATAATATAATTGTAATGCCAAATGCAAATAAAGAATTAACATCGGAAAAATATTATGGATCTGTTACTGGAATAAGCAATGGTGGAAGCTATAAAGAATTTACTACATTTGTTGGCGGAGCTAAAGTATCTGAAATAGCTCAAACATATTTAAATCAAACTGGTTTAAGATATGGAGAATTCTCTTTTAAAATTAACTTAGAGCCAACAAATTTTCCGAATAATATGAGCGGAAATTTAAATAAATGGTACGATTCTAGTGTAAATAAAGCAAATATAGATGGTAGTTCTCTAGTGATGCTTGCTTATTTAGGCATAACTTATGAAAATAGTGCTTATAATAATCATTCTTTAAAAAAATTAGTTAAAAACACCAATCATAGTTGGACATTTAAATTTCCACGTATAGCATCAGAACAAGCTAGATATTGTATTCAAAAAGGTTGGGTTCTAAATGAGGCTGATTTAACTAATTTTACGAATTTAAAAGCAGGAGATTTATTATTTTATGATAGTGATACTTTTGATAATGAAAGATTTATGAATATATCACATGTTGCAATTTGTGTAGGTGAAGTAGACGGAGTTATGTCTTTAATAGAAGCAACTATCTGTGAAAATGGAGTAAGAGTTAAATCTGTTGAATCTACTACTTCAGACAAATTATTATTTGTAGCTAGACCAAGAATATTATCTTAAGGAGAGTGGTTATTATGAACAAAGAAACGGTAACTAGAGAGTATAATAACTACTCTGATAGTTATAATGCTTTATTTAATATACTTACTAATGTGATAGCAAACAAAGAAATAAAACAGGATGATGTATATGATTTAGAAGAGGCACATGCATCTTATGTTAATAATGCTGAAATTATAAGGACAGCATTAAATCAAGAAGATGAAAATATTGCGACAGATAAGCTTGAAAAAAGTAAAGTTATTACAAAAGAAACTATTTTAGATCTTCTAACAGAAGGTGGTACAAGAAATATATTCTATCAAGGCAATGATGGAGAAATATTAATTGATGGTCAAGGTGTACCAGCTCTTGTTTTATTAGCAAAGAAATTGAATTTAATAGCAACAGATGGAGAAGATGAGTCAAGTATTACATTGACACCTACATTTATACAATTGTTAGCAGCTAGTGATATACTTCTAGGAGCAAATAATATAAAACTTGAAGGTTATACCACTATTAATGGTGGCTTTAAAATTGATGAAAATGGCAATATGGAAGCTAATGATGGAAAATTTAAAGGTAATATAGAAGCTACAAGTGGGAAAATATCTTCAGACTTAGAAGTAGATGGTCTTAATGTATCAGGAACATTAACAGCAGATGCATTAAATGTTAGACAACTTAATTATTTTAATGACGGAATTACATCTGATATTAGTCTTACAGTTGATACATCTATAACAGATACTCCAAATATATTTGAAAATAACGGCAAATTTAATTCCTTACAAAGAGCAATTGAATCTATTCCAAAAAATCTTAATGGATATACAGTAAGTATAGCAGTTAATTCAATATTGTATGAAAATATAACTATTAAAGGATTTAATGGTGGAACTTTATACGTTCTGTTTAATAAAAATAATTACGGCAATATACTGGGCCATAATTGTGGAGCAGAAATATTATTACAAGGAACCGGAACAACTACACAAGTTTTAGTCAGCAATTATAAAACTACAGGAAATGTAAACATGCGTACTGGTGGAGATACTTCTTATAATATCGTTCAAACAGTCCCTTCTGGAGCAGTATTATTACTTACAGATTTTAACAGCAACGGATGGGGTTATACTACATATAATGGAAAAAGTGGATGGATGAGTACAAATACTTCATATATGGTAAAAGAAGAAGTTTACCAAACAAGTGGAACATCTACAGCTATACAACCCAATGAATTGATAACTCAAGATGGATATAATTTTGCTGCAGTATTTCGTAATTGCCCTTATGTTGCTATATATAATTTAGAATTATATAGTAAAACAGGAGATGCTAACAATTATACTGTGGGATCTATAAGAGGGTCTTATTTAGATATAGAAAATAGTAAATTATGTGGTAGTGAAAATGGAATATTAGCAAATAGAGGAGGAAGAGTATTTGAATCAAATGTTACAGGTAAAGTTAATAGTATTGCTCAAAAGGTAGAATTAAGCGGAACAATTTATATAAATGATGGTACAACTGTAAATGGTACAATATCTAAAGACAATTCATCTCAAATTATATATTCTGAATTTGGAGCAGTAAAGGATAATACAAGTAATGTAGGAACAAATACTAATACTACAACTGCTACATCTGCAGTAACTATATATAGCAATAGCGGTAATACATATAGACATAATATCTATACGGGCTATAAAAACGACAATACTGTACGCCAGGGTGATTATGGTTTTGGCGATTGTGATGGAATTTGGCTATTTGGCAGTCAATTTGCTAACAAATTAAAAGGAAAAAATATCACTAAAATATCATTAATTGTTAGTAGATTAAAAAGTGGAATATACGGAAATGTTACAGGAATATTAAAAATGCACAATCATACAATACAGCCTTCTACTGCTCCTGTATTCACATCTGGATGGAGTAAAGAGTTCGTAATGACAATAAATACTTCAATGACAATTGAAATAACTGATGCCACTGTATTAAATGCTATAAAAAATGGTACTTGTGCAGGATTTGGTGTACAAGCCGACTACGATAAAGCACATTATGCTACGTATGAAGGGACTTGTACATTAGTTGCTACTATACAAGGATAAGGAGGGCCAACATGAAAGAAATTTTAAGAGATTATACAATTGATTTTGATCTAATAACAGGAAAGATAACTTCAGATTATATTTCTTTTTTTATTACAGATAAAAATGTATCAACTTTATTCGTAAAATTAAAAGCAATTAATAACGATAATATTGTTGCTTATCTAAAAAATTCAGAAGTTACTAATCACAGTTTAAATTTAAAAGTTAAAAAACCTAAAACTGGAGAAACAGTTAATAAAACAGGTAAAAAAATTCAAGGTGAAGATGATGAAATTGCTATATTTAGATTTGATTTAGAAACTAAATTTACAAATCAAGCTGGAGATTGTAACTGTGAATTGTTTGATACTTTTATAGAAAACAGTTTAGAAAAACTAGTAAGTAGTAAAACTTTCCCTTATACAGTTTCACCAAGTGCTACTGCAGATGCTACGCCTGAAAATCCTAATCCTGGAACAGGTGGAACAACAAGTATTACATATGATGAGACAAACGAATTATTAGTGTTTAATTCGGTTACTACTGAAAATGAGTTAACAACAATCTAGGAGGTGGTTTAAATGGCAGATAATGAAAAATATGCATGTGGATATAAAAACTCACAAACAGGTGAAATTGTATACTATAAGGATAAAGATGCACGTTCGCAACTTAAAGATATTGCGAACATAGGTACAAAAGAAAAACTAAGTGGAAAATTTAAAGCTACAACATTAGAAGATATATTATTAGAAATTTATAATAAAATTTATGGAACTGTAAATCAACCAGTAAATCCATTAGCAGTTACTATAGGAAATACTATACCAAGGATAGATTTTATTTCTGATATTTGGGACACTATGAAAAAAGATAATCCTATTGTTGTACAGTCTAAAATTAGTTTTGGAAATCTAATATGCAATGGATTTGCTGAATTAAAATGGCAAGGTAGTTCATCTTTAAATTATTCCAAAAAGAATTATACTGGAAAATTTTATGAAAATAATACTAAAACTACAAAACAAAAAATTAATATTCAATTAAATATTGATAGTAGAAAATGGGGAAATGAAAATAAATTCTGCTTTAAAGCAAATTATATAGATAAAACTCATGCAAGAAATATTGTATCTGCAAGGATAGGGGCTAAAATGTTAAAAACTAGAAGTGATTATAATAATTTACCAGAGAAATTAAAAAATGCTTCTAACTATGGTTTTATAGATGGATTCCCTGTTGAAATATATTTAAATAATGAATATTTAGGTTTGTACACTTGGAATATTCCAAAAGATGGTTGGATGTTTGGTATGACAGAGAAAGATTATTCTGAAATAGTAATTTGTAGTGAAGTACCTACGGACTATTGCTTATATAGAGCAGAACCAACACATGAACATTGGTCAGAAGAATATCCAGGAGATTCGATAGGAACAGATGGAGTGCTTGATAAATGGAAAATTGCAGAGGCATTTGTTAGAACTAGCGATGATACTACTTTTATAAGTCAGCTATCCCAACATTTTAACATTAATTCATTATTAGATTATTATATATTCTGTTATTTATGTTGTGATATAGATGGGTTAGGCAAAAATCAAGTAGTATGTTCCTATGACGGAGGTAATACATGGATATATACATTATATGATTTAGATTCTACATTTGGATTATATTGGAATGGTAGTAAATTAGTATCTTCTACATATAGATGTCCCGAAGATTATGAAACATATGCTACTAATAAAGCTAACGGTGAATATAATTTATTATTTGAAAAAATATGTAGATTATTCCCAAGCGAACTATATGCTAGATATAGAGAATTAAGACAAGGTGTATTGTCAAATACAAATTTAATTTCTGAATTTACAGCATTCAAGAACCATTTACCAGATGAATATTATACAAGAGATGGTGAAAAATGGACTGATATTCCTAGTAAAGATATTACAAGTTTTGAACAAATACAAACTTTTATAAATGAAAGATGCACATATGTGGATAATATGTTTGAAACTTTATTTAATAAATCTACAGTTGATGTGGCATCTATAACTATAACTGGTAATACAACGACTGAAGTAGGTAATACAATACAACTTAGTGCTGTTGTATCACCTACAGATGCAAGTAATAAGTCTGTTACTTGGAGTTCGAATAATAATGGTATAGCTACTATAAATGAAAATGGTTTAGTTACTACTAAAACTACTGGAACTGTAATTATTACCGCTACATCTGTATCGAATTCAAGTATAAAAGCTACATATACTATCACTATAACTGATAAAATTGAAGATAAAGATAGACTTGTAACAGAAGGATTACAATCAAGATGGTTATTTATGGACGATAGTGCAAGAGAAATTGATTCTACAAATCAAGTATTGATTTTTAAAGATACTATATCTAATGATAATTTAAAATTCCCTAAAGCACCTGATGAAACACAAGATATTACTGTAGTAGCGAATAATAATTTTTCTTCAGATGGATTTAGTTTTGACTCATTTGATTCTGATAACTTAGGAGTAATAGAAGATAATACGAATGTAAATAAAACAGAATATACCCTTGAGGTATGCATAAAATTGGTATCAGAAATCAAATCAAAGACAGTATTGATTACAAAATTCCCACAAATGCCATCTAAAGTATTTTTATATTCAAATGGAAATTTAGGGGGAACCATAGGAAATATATGGTTTGAAAAGAAAAATAATTTATCGAATCATGTTAATGATGATGTTGTTACTATATCATTTAAAATTATGCCTACAAAGGTTGAGGTGTTTATCGATGGTACATCTATCGGATATGTAACAACTAATATAACTACTATAGATTCATCTGGGTCTGCTATACTTTGTGGGGCGAATACTGGGCAATATAAATTTAAAGAAATAAGATATTATAGTAAAGCTTTAACTGATAAAGAACTAACTAATAATAATCTATATACAAAAGATAAATATAAAACAGTTTAGTTCTCAATTTAAAAAGATTGCGAACCTATTTTACCAAGTAAATACCAAGTAAATACCAAGTAAGATCATAAGAGTAGCTAAATCAATAGCTACTCTTTTTTATTAAAAAATTATAAAAAGTGTAATCTTTTCCATACTTTTGCATAGAATTAAGTAAAAGGAGGTTTAGATTATGAAAAATAATAAAACCGTAATCCAATTGAGTTTTAAAAATAACATGGATGATAAACTTTTATTATCGTGGCTAGAAGATAAATTTGCAGAATACGGTAATAAAAGTAATTATATAAAATACATTCTTAGAAAAGAAATGCTAAAAGAATCAAATGAGTTTGCTCAAAAAGTCAAATAGAAAAGCAAGTCCGAACCAAAATAATGCTTCACTCATTTTTATCACCTCGGTCAATTCATATTTTAATTATTATTTTAAACAGGAAGGAGATTTTTATACATGAAATCTTATAGTTTTAAGGAATATAAGTTAATATCAGAAAATGATTGCACTTTAAATGATTGCACTTTAATTGAAAAATTTCTTAATAACTTAAAGATGAATAAAAAAGAATACAAAAGAATTATTGTTTTAATAGCTATTTTTATGAATAAGAATTTAATTTCTTATTGTATAACTACAGAAACTGAAATATCAAACGTAGCTACTCAAATCCTTAGTTTATTAATGGTCTTTGCTAAATATGGTTGTATGTGTATGGGAATAAAAAGCATTATAGAAAATGCTTTACAAGGGGCAGATTTTAAGCAAGCAACAACATCTGGAATACAATATTTCCTAATTTATATATTATTAAGTTTTTATCCGAAACTTTTTTCAGTGATTAGATTTTAGGAGGTATTGATATGGAAGAAAAATTAAATCAAGTTATAAATATTTTAGATAATTTCTTACATCCGATAGAATTTATTAAAGAAACTGGATATGAGCTTTTAGTTGCTATACAAAATCTATCTTTTGATATATGCCTTATAGCAGGTTTTATAGCACTTTTATTATATGTATTTGGGTATAAGAAAGGTAAGAGATGGGCATTTATGATACCTTGTATATATATTATCCTTAACATAGTTATAGGAGCAATTACTCATGCTTAAAAGTATTCCTATAGCAAAATATTTTGAGATACAAAATCAAGAATATGTATATCTTAAATTAATACCAAGTAAATCAATTAGGAATAATAGGACTTATTCTATATTGGAACTTGTAAATAAAATGTATATCAATCTTAATAAGCTCATAAAGATAGAAGATAATAAATTAATTATAAGAACGCAATTAAAAGCTAGTTATTATATTCACATAACAAAAGAAAAAATTAATTTTTACTTTATAGTTCCTAAATTATTTTATTCTAAATTTAGAGTAAAGTTTAAAGAAATTTGGAAATCAGTAGAAATAAAAGAAATTAATTCGATACCGATTATAACTGGATCACGATATCAATTAATCTATAAAAATAAAGATTTTCTATCTACTTCTACAGATATGAGGAATAACGATTTGTTATCAGCAAATATGTCTGCTATAGAACTATTACAAGATGGAGAAGAAGCAGGAATATTATATAATTTTATACCTACTTCAGAAAAACAATGTAATTACTTTAAATCTACTTGCCAGAAGTTTATTAAGGAATATAAGAATACAAATATAAAATATGCATCAAATGCCGTAGCTAATGTAGTTATTAAAATATTGTCCTATAGCATAGATTTTATTAATTCTACTTTAAATTTCTTATTTGATGTAAAACAAGTGGATAAACAAGTTAATTTCAACAAACTAAGTAATAATACAAATAAGAAGGCTACTTCTGATATATGTAAAACGCAAATTATACTATCTGGTAAGGCTAAAACAATCAATAGAGAAAAATCTATTATAGATACGATATCAAATTCATATTCAGTTATATCAGATGATAATGAATTTATATGTAAGAAAATAAAAAGAAATATAAGGACCTTAAATACATCTGTGTATGAGTGTAGTAATTTTATAGCACTTCCAGGAGCTGATATAATACAACAGTTTCCACAAATTAACCATAATAGAGTATATAATAAAGATTTTCCTAAATGTCTAGCTACAGGAGATATATTAATTGGAAATTCTATAAAAAATACGCCTGTATATTATTCTACGGACAAAGAAATAAGTAGACTTGGAAGAGTTCTTATGGGAGGTATGGGATGTGGCAAAACTTATTATATGCAAAATCTAGCTAAATCTATAATAGCAAAAGGAGATGGCCTTGTGGTATTAGATATAATAAGAGATTGCAGTCTAGCAGAATCTATTAAACAAATAACTCCGAAAGATAAATTAATAGAAATAGATTGTAGTAACTCTGAACAATTACAAGGATTCTGTTATAATGAATTGATGTGTAATAGTAGTGATAAGTATAGAAAATTAGCTAAATGTATGGAAAAAGGTACACAATTACACATTTTACTTAATACTATTAATGCTGATACAAAATTAACTCCTAGAATGTTACGTTACTTTTATGCAGCTTGTACCGTAGTATTTTATAAGAATTTTAACGCTAGTTTCAAAGAAATTATAGAGATACTTTTATATCCTGATGTGCGTAAAAATCTTTTAGAAAAACTTTCAGAAAATGAAAAATCTTTACTTGCAGATGAAATTAAAGATTTATACGATTTAGATAAAGTCAATAAAAATGGAAATATAGAGAACTATGATAGCAAGATAGACGGAATAATAGATAGAATAAGCGTATTAAAAACTAATTTATATACAAAACTAGCTTATAATACACCAGGAAATAATAATATAGACTTTGTAAAAGCATTAGACCAAAATAAAGTTATAATTATAAAGGCTAAAGAAGAAGATTTCACAAATAGAAATATGAGAGATTTAATAGCAACATTTTATCTTTCTAAAGTATGGTTAGCAAAACAAATAAGATCTAATACACGCACAGAATTATTTATAGACGAAATTAATTTATTTCCTACAGCACAAATTATCCTGCAAGATATTCTCACAGAATGTAGAAAATATTCTTTAATTCCTACTATAAGCTTACACTTTTTAGAACAATGTACAAAAAAGTGTAAAAATGCTATTCTAAGTAGTGGATGTAGTTTTTTATTACTTGCTGGAGCTGATGTAAAATGTTTTATTGAACTTAAGGAATTATTTAATAAGGAAGGATACACAGAAACGGATTTACTAGAACTAAAAAGATATCATGCTCTTTGCCTTATTAGAAATGAAGATAATGTATATTCTGCATTTGTGGTAAGATTACCAAAATAAAAGGAGGTTATCCCTCCTTATTTTTATGTAAATTTATATAAAAATATATAAATTCCTGTGCTAGATAAAAATACACATAGTATACCTAAATTGCTATAAACTTGATATAACCGCTCTACGTTTATTACGGTCGCTGTCGCTACTTCATAAACGCTTCGCATATCATAGCATATGCAAAATATATATAAAAATATTACTAATTAACAAAGTTTTAACACTTAAATTATAAATATTAGGAATATGTTCCGATTGCAAATTTGTTATTGGGAATTTACACTATAATTGTAGATAAAATAATTTCTCATTTGAAACCCCAACGAGCAAAGGAATCGGTTTAATAACCTTTTCCGGAAAGGACTTACTTTTAGAGTGGGTCCTTCTTTTGCTTATTGGCTATGAAAGAGGGTGATTCCAATGTGGACTTAATAAAAAAACATTTATATTTTAATCGAATTTTAATTTTAAAAGTTATATGTGTATATAGTATTTAGAGGCACTTACCATTTTTTCTAAGGGGGTTACTAATTTGTAATCCCTTTTATTTTGTAAAAAGGAGTTTGAAAAGATGAAAATAAATATAAAAACTCCAGAAGGAGTTCATGCTGAACAAAGAGAAATCGAAGCTTACATAAAACATATTCATAAAAAATATCCAAATCGAGAAATTGAATATCTAAATATAACAATAGACGATAAAGGGTATGTAGATTTAGAATATAAACTTGTTCCTGTTTCATTTGAAAGAATCAGAAGAATTACAGGTTATTTAAGTGAAGTTCGACAATTTAACGATGGTAAAAAAGGAGAACTTAGAGATAGAGTAAAACATACTTAAGAAAATTGAGAGGTATTAATATGCAAACAGAAATAATTGTTGCTATTATAGCATTTATAGGAACTTTAGCTGGTTCTTATTTTGCAAATAGTAAAACTACTGCAGTAATGCAAGAACAAATCAAAGGTATAAAAGAAGATATAAAAACTTTATCAACTAGAGTAGATAAACATAATAATTTAGTAGAAAGAATGGCAAAAGTAGAAGATTCAACAAAGTCTGCACATCACAGAATAGATCACTTAGAAGAATAGGAGGTTAATTATGATAGATTTAAATGTTATTAATAGTTATTTAGTCATTGGAGTTGTATTAGGTTGTTGTGGAATAGGATATGTTATAAAAACTAGCTTTGACTTTATTCCAAACAAGTATATTCCTTTCATAATGGCTGTATTAGGTGTTGTATTAAACATAGCAATATCTAAGTCATTTGATATGAATGTTTTCTTAGGAGGGCTTTTAAGTGGGCTTTCTAGTGTAGGATTGCACCAAAGTTTCAAGGCTTTAATTGAAAATAAATAGGAGATGATATAATGTCAATAGTAAAACCAACAATAGTTGAAAAATGGCAAAAGAAAAACAAATATGGTAGACCTGGAACTCCATTAAATTACACAAAAGTAGCAATTCACTATACTGGTGAAGCAGATGTACCAGGTTATAAGACTGTATCTTATTTTAATAATGTAGTTGCTAACGGGTACAAAGTTAATGGAAAATATATATATGCTAGTGCTCACTTTGTTATAGATCTTGACGGTACTATCTATCAGTTAATACCTACAACTGAAAAATGCTATTGTACTAATAGTGCAAATGATTATGCAATAGGAGTCGAAGTTGCAACAACAGGTTCTGATAATCATTATACAGATGCTACATATAAATCTATGGTATGGTTATGTACTTGGTTATGTGCTAATAAAGGACTTAATCCTAAAAAGGATATAATTAGACATACTGATGTAGTTGGTCGTGCTTATAAATTATGTCCAATTTACATGGTTTTAAACGAAGATAAATATGAACAATTTAGATTGGATTGTTATAACCTAAAAGCAGGCAAAATATCTGTTAATCAAATAGTTAATTGTACGAATGGTAAAGGTAAGGTTACAATAGTCCCAAGTATAGTAGAAAATAATAAAGTGAAATATGTAAGAATATTACAGGATATAAATATGCATAGTAAACCAGACTTTACAAGCAAAAGCGTAATAGGGGTTGTTACAAAAGGTGGAGTTTATACTGTAGTAGAAACTATAAAAAGAACTGGAACAGATATGTATAAATTAAAATCAGGAGTATATATCACTGCCAGCCCAAAATATGTAGAAGTATTTGAAAAATAATTCTATCGGACGCGACCGATAGCGACCGATAATATTAAAAGCTAGGGGATACTCTCCTCTAGCTTTTTTATTTTAGACAGCAAAAAACCACTCTAATGGCGATAAGGGTGGTTTTTAACATAAGTTTATAATCATTTTTCAAATTGTGATATTATAGTTTTAATCCTTGTTCAACTGGAATATATTCTGTTACTTACATGTAGAATCACAAATGCTTATACAGAAAGCTGTTTTAATCCTTGTTCAACTGGAATATATTCTGTTACACTTTAGATGACTATCAAAAGGGTCAAGTAGAATTGTTTTAATCCTTGTTCAACTGGAATATATTCTGTTACCTTCTACTTGGTTTCCGTCCAAATGGTCCACCTCCAGGTTTTAATCCTTGTTCAACTGGAATATAGTCTGTTACTATTTCCGTATTCAACAGTATTAGATAATCTATCGTGTTTTAATCCTTGTTTAACTGGAATATAGTCTGTTAAGTAATTATAATACTTGTAGCAGTTGATGTAGTTTCCAATATGTTTGAAAAACTAATATATATTTGAAAATAACATATTCAACAAGGCATTAACATATACTTCTAATTCAGTCGTACCAACTAATACAAGAATTAAGTTGCTAATATCTCAATAATTATGCAGTAACAGAACATATTCCAATCAACAAGGTTCTCTCTTCAACGAATTCCCTTTTGCATAAGCTACTCGGGTTTGGTTTTAATCCTCCAAGAGCATCAATTCGGGGTTAAACCTCCCTACATACCGAACTAATCTTGCTAGTGATTATTGTTCGGTTTGATAATTTGCTAAATTAATTGCTGCATTTAAATCCCTATCAATTACAGTCCCACATTCAGGACAAATATAAGTTCTATCACTTAGTTTTAAGTCTTTATTAATATGACCACAATTAGAACAAGTTTTACTACTTGGATACCATCTATCTGCTTTTACTAACTCAATACCTTTATATTTACATTTATAATCAAGCTGTCTAGTTATCTCGTATAATCCTTGCTTTCCAATAGCATCTGATAGATGTTTATTTTTCATCATTCCCTTGATGTTTAAATCTTCTATTACGATTTTAGCTGGATTCATATTAACTATATCAGCAGTTATATTATGATTATAATTATTTCTGATATTAGCAAGTCTTTTATGTAGTTTGTTGATTTTTTTATTGATTTTTTCTATATTGTTAGTTTTATTATATATTTTTCCTTGTCTATTGCTTTCATATTTTCTACTTACTTGTCTTTGTAGCTTTTTAAGTCTTTTTTCTATTCTCTTTACATGAGCAGTTTTATTAATATTTTTATATTTTTTACCTGTACTAAGAATAGCAGTATCTTTTAAACCTAAATCAATTCCTATTGTCCCATTAAGTTCTAAACTAACGTAATCTTCTTCCTCAACCCCGACAGATATATACCAATTAAGTCCGTCAAAAGTAACTCTAGGATTACTATATTTTTTGGGTATACAACTTTAAGTGTGGAAAATAAAAGAGAGTGAATTAAAATTTATCACTCTCTAATACCTCTAGTAGTTGTGGAATATCTACTCCAAAACCTTCTGTTAATTTTGTACTTCCTACGAAATCATTCCAACTAAATGCCGTAGTAAATGTATATGTTTTGTTACTTGTATTTGCTCTTGTATATTTAGGTTTTCTAGTAGCTGATGTACCGAATAACACCTTTGCTCTAAGCACCTCGAACGAGTAACCTCTACCAGCTTTCTCGATGTTCTTAATCAAGTTGTTTAAACTCTCTGTATAAGCATTTGTGATTCTACAAGTAAAGTAGTTAAATATCTCATACTGCCAGTTATCAACTGTTTTGATAACATCTTGGTAATATTTCATGTCCTTTGGAACAGCCTTTTTCCAGTCCTCATAAGCCCTTAGAGCATCTTCTCGGTTATCGTGTTTATAGATATCCCTAAATTGTTCTTTTAACTCATAGGCTAACTTTAACTGTGGGAAGTCCAGAAACATTAATTGCATATCCCAAATCTGTCTAGCATTTAAATCTTCTTTATTCCTCAGTAGCAAGAATCTATCTTTTAATAGCTTAGACCTCTGTTTCTTGTCTAATGAGCCTTTAAACGACTTTCTCTCGCCTTCTAAAGCATTGTTTACTAATTGTATCACATGGAATCTATCAACGATTACCTGAGCCTTTGGGAGTTCCTCATATATTGCCTCTTTGTAGTATCGCCACATATCTATGGTTACTACTTCTATGTTCTCCTTATTAGACAATTTGCTTAAGAAATCCTTTACATCGGATTTCTTACGGCTTGGTTGTATGTCAAGCACCTTACGTCCAATTATATCGGTGTAAACAGCTCTCATTGACTTATTTAGGTGTGCCTCATCTATTCCTAATATAACTGGAGTAAGGAAGGTCATATCCTTTTCTAGCCTTTCTATGTAGGCATTAAATATTCGTTTTACTGTAGTAGGAGAAACACTATATTCTTCTGCTATATTGGCAAATGGTTTTTTAAGAGATTCTTTTTCTATCTGTTCTCTTAAACGTATAGTGATTTTATCTCTATCGTCTATACTTTCGTAATGCTGACTAAATGTAGTATCACAGTATCTGCATTTATATCTATGTGTATGTATTTCAATCCCTACACGTTTCCCAAAGCTGTTTAAATCCCTTACAAACCTTTTAGATTTGCCATGCTTATAATATTCAACTCCACCACACTCTGGGCAAGCTACAGGCTCTTTAACTGGTTTTACTATTACCGTCATATCATGGTCATCTTGTATTGTGTCTAAAACTTCAAATTCTGGTAAATTTAATATATTCATCTTATTCGCCTGTAACTCTCCATTCGTTGTTTTTATCAAAACTCCATCCGTCTTTTCCTACTATTTCTAAAATTTCTTCTAGTGTTAAATCTTCCAATGGATGTGGAGAATATACGCCATTAGATATATCTTCTATTCTAAATATATAATCATAGATACTATAATTTGGATACTCTTCATTTACATTTTTAAAACTTATAAAATCCCACCCACATGGATGTATTAAGTTCTTGTCAATCCCTTTAGCATTATCATAATGCACATATATTCCATTTTCAAAAAAACTAGACCCTTTATATATTTCGCACAAATAATCATCACTTGGGAATTTATCCATATTATTCCTCCTTATTATATTTGCTTTAACTTTCACCTTGCTTCTAGGAGCTATATCTAGATTTTCTAATTCATCATATTCATAGTATCCTAAGTCATCAAATTGATTATTTGTTCTATGTGCTGAAACGATATTAACTGATTTTATTTTTTTTGAATTATTTCTATCCAATATTAGTTTCCTCCTCTGATAAATATACCTTATTATACCACAATTAAAGTTATAATTTCCACAGTTAAAGTTATTTTAAGTAATAAATTTTATATTCACTTGTCAAAGTACGTTTTCTTATTAATCCACAGTTATAGTTTCATACCCTATTTTTTTACTATCGGTATATAGTTTTTTCTGCTTAACTTAACTATTCCTATCTTCGGCAATTTAACTTGATTTTCGTTAAATTTAATTGATTGATAGTTAGGCATAAATGAAGGCTTTGTATGTTTTTTAGCTTTGAATTTAGGATAGCCAACTTTTTGACCTTTTTTAAGTCCTTGGAAAAAGTTCTTAAATGAAGTACAAGCATCTGTATAAGCTCCAACAAGTGCAATACTATCAACTTCTTTTAACCAGTCATGTTCGCCGTCTTTTTTTAAAGCAGTTAAGTATTTACTCATACCCATAGCACTTACAAATTTTTCACCTGTCTCAAATCTTTCCTTTTGAAATCCTAAGCACCAGTTATATACAAATCTAGTACAACCAGCAGTCTTAAACATTAATTCTATTTGTTCTTTTGTAGGTTCCAGTCTTACTTTATAACTTTTTATCATTTTTTGTCACCTCCTTATATATCTATTATATAACTTTTATATATAAAAATCAAGTAAAAAGTTATATAACTTGACTATAATTTTTATATATAGTAAGATTTTATAAAAAAGGAAGTGATACTATGGCAGTTAAACAAAGTAAAGTCGGAGTGCTTATAAATATGGATAGGGAATTAAAATCCAAATTAGAAGAATTAGCAAAAAACGATTGTAGGTCTTTAACAAATTTAATTAATAAAATTTTAAATGATTATATTAATAGTAAATAAACAAAAAAGCTAAGGCTATCTGAAACCTTAGCTTATCTTTTTAATCAGGCATTTCTTCTTCCATTTTAATAAGACTTTCTCTTACAATTCTTTGGTCTTCATCTTCTTCTATTTGTTCTGTATTTTTTATTTGTCTAGCGACTTGTGAAACATCACCGATATTTACATTAACTTGTATATTGTTAAAGTCAATTTGTTTTAGGATATTCCACTCACTTAATATTACTTGTATTGCATCATTTCTGCTTGATAAATCTCTTTCTGCTTGAAACTTGCTTATCATATCCCAAAAATTTTCTTCTATATATACTGTACTTGATTTTTTTGCCATAATTAATCACCTTTAAAATTTTAATTTTGCAAACTTAAATAATCCAATTGCAGTAGCCATTTGAGAATTATCAACTCTATCAAAGTCATCAGAAGGTTCAAGATTTAAAGAAGTTCCACCTGCTAAATATAACTTCATTTCATCTTTGTTTATCCAATTTTCTTCTACTATTTGATTTACTTTTTCAGAACCTAATTTATATGCTTTCTTTTTAAGTAGATCATAATCATCAGAACTATCTATTTCGTTTACACTTTTTGCAATTCCACTTGCCATTAAATTATCTTGTATTATTTTTAGCATTGTACTATTTCCGTATTCAACAGTATTAGATAATCTGTCATTAAATTGGAAACCTTTATCAAAATATGATAGTTCCATAGTTCTGAAACCAACGTTAACAAGTCCTACTGGCTTATCTTTATTTACCTTTCCATTAATAGCATAGTATAAAGCCGCATCGCCCTCTCTAGCGATTGTTACATCTTCTATAAATATTTTCTTAGTTGCATTTGTTATATTGTCTTTTATAGTGATTGTTTCGCCTTTATATGTATTTACTATGTCAGCTAATACTGATTTCTTATAGTTTTTATATGGTACTCCAAATACTACTTTTACAGTATCTTTTACTGCTATATCGTTTAATGCTGATGCAAATAATATCTTCATAGTATCACTTGTTTTTGAATCTTGTGAATTTCTTATAGAAGAATAAGATTCTCTTTCTGCTAATAAACCAACGAAATAGTCTTCACCTTCTATATTTAAGTATTTAGGTTTTTCGTAATTTTCAAAGTCAACTTTACCTGAACGTCCATCACCATATACTGACTTAAATATTGTTTGTTTTGCCTCTCCATCTACTTCTGTATAAGCCTTAATGTAACCTCTACCACCATCAAAGCCTATAAATTGAACATCTTTTTTAGCCATATATAAATCCCTCCTAATATTAGTTGATATTTTAATAATATCTTAATTAAAGTATATGATAAAAAAATACAAAAGTCAATAAAATAGTTTAAATATTAATAACATCTTAATTATTGTTTAAATTTTGTTAATATATTAATATATATTTTAGTTAATATTTTATTAAAATGTTGTTTATAGTTAAAATAATGTTAATATCTTAACCAATATTATTATTTTAGAATTATATATTGATTTTTGTTTTTTAAAGTGATACACTTTTAAAAAAAGAGAAGTGACACACTTTACAGATAGGAGGTTTTTTATTTGGCTGTTTCAAAAGACAATACAAGAATAAATGTGAAACTCTCAAAAGCAGACAAGGCTCTTTTAAAAGAGTTAATGGAAAAGGAAGGATATAAATCAATGTCAAAATTTGCAGAGAATATCCTTATTAATTACATGAAAAATAAAGAAAAATAAACATAAAAAAACCTACTTTTTGATCGCGCCAACAATCAAATTGTACAGAAACTGTAGCAAAGTAGGTCTATCTTGTATTACATATATCAATGTTGTATTTATATTATATCATGCATTCATTATATTTTCAATTCTAAGATAGGCAAAACTGCTACAAGAACATAAAATCCAACGTATAAGGGGAGATAAAAATGCAAAAAAAATCAGAGAATGCAGTTATTTATGAAGGCATATTAAGTAAAGGTTATGGAATATCACCCAAAATGGTAACGACAGATAGAAATCTTACCATTGAAGCAAAAGCAATTTATAGTTATATATCGTCATTTGCAGGTAACGGTGAAAGTGCTTTTCCTGAAGTAAAAACAATTTTATATCATTTAGGTATAAGTGAAAATAGATACTATAAACACTTTAAACTATTAGTGAAATATGGATATATAGAAGTCCAAAAACGTAGAAAATACGATGAGGATTTAAAAAAGTGGACTGCTGCAAGTAATCTATATATTATCAAACAAGTAATCGAAAAAAAAGAAGACTGTATTAACGATTCTGATGTGGCAAATATATCGAAAAATCAACCGAAAAAAACAAAGTCAAAAACGAAAACAAATAACGATAGACCCATTGATAATACTATATCTTCTGAATTCATTAATTTTGAAGGTGTTCAAAACGAAGGCATTCAAAATGAAGGCATTCAAAACAAAGGGGATATTATTAATAACAACAGTTCTTTTAATAACAATTTTAATAACGTTGTTGTTAACAACGAAGAAAAAGTAATTGAATTATATAAAACCTTTAAATTAGAAAAAAAGTTTACACCACATGCAAAAAAATTACTTCAGTTGTATGCAAGTAAATTTGATTTAGATGTATTTGAACAAGTGTTTATTTCTGCTAGCTCTGATACTGTATTAAAAAAATATGCATATATAAAAAGAGTATTCGAGGTTTTAGACCAAAAAAATATTAAAACATTGGAAGATTATTTAAAAGATCAAAAAAGTTTTAAGAAGCAAGATAAAACTTCAAAGAGTATTCCAAATACAGTAAAAACAAAATATCACGATACATTTAATGAACACTATAAAAATTATACATCTGATGAATTAGACGATAAGCTTAGACAGTCTAAATCTAATAACAATAATAATTTAGAAGAACAATTATATTTAGCAGCAGTTGAAAATGGTTTTAATTCTTTAAGCAATTTGTCACAAAGTAGAGTATTACATTATGCTACAGAAAATAATTTAGATATTCCAAAATAAGGGGGTGAGAATATGCTAAAAATAAGAATTACATACAATAGAGAAAAGCCAGAAGAATTAAAAAGATAGAAAAAGAATTTGATATTATAAGTCAGTCTCAAGAGTATAAAAACAGAGGAAAAAGTAAATATTCTAACATTTATTTAGATATAGAAAATAAAGGATATATAAAAACAATTAACTTTATATATAAATCTTGATTTAAAGTTATATTCGGCTTTGTAATGAAATTTTGCAACTTTAGCTTAGTTTTTATTGCTAATTTAAAGAAACGTGTTATAAAGGGCGTAAAATCGATATTTTTAATAGATTGCAAACCTTTTAAACATATAACTGATATTTATAAAAAATAAGATTAAAAAGTTGTATAACCAAAATTAATAGAGGAGTGATGATATGAAAAAATTAGTTAAACAAGTAGATATTAAGAATTTTTTTAAATTACTAGAAGGTAAAAAAGTTAATATATATGCTTTACCTCTATGTGGTATAGATTTTAGTTTATCAAGAGTAGCCATGAAAAATTATGAAAATTGTATTTATTTTAAAACTGATAATAGTAGCATGAATATAGTTTATAAAGCTATTAAAAGTCTAGAAGTAGATGAAACAGAAGAAATTATTAAAATTAAGGCTAAAATTGAAAATGGGACCTTAGTCACTATAAGACATTATAAACCACATGAAGAATAAATAGGAATATGTTCCGATTGAAATTGAAAGTAAAAGGTGTTAATCTAATATTAGATATAGAACTTACAAATTTTAGCTATATTGCTTTAGTAAAATACTCCTGTTTAAAAAAATAACTGCCTTGCTGGGTGGTTATTTTTATGTGTTTAAATAGGAATATGTTCCGATTTATAAACATTTTATTTGGTGATATAATTTAAGTATAAGATTTTCTTACTCAGTTGAACTAATTGAGTAACCTAAAATGCACATATCCCTATGATCCACTCTATTCAATCCCCTGAGTGGATTTTTTATTGAATTAGTTTTTGTTGGAATAAGAACCAAATACTTAATATTTACTTTGAAAAGTTATTATTTTAAAATAAAATTCATGATAATAAACAAGATTTCAAAAGTAAGAATTGACAAAAAACATAGTATTAGAAAGTTAGCCTATAAGACAAAGCTAAGCAAAAGTACAATTTTTAGATTGGAGAATGACGAAACTGTACTTGATTTAGTAAAATTAGAAAAAATTGCAATAGCATTGAACTGTAGGATAACTGATTTATTTGATTCTGAATATAAATAGCGTCCCTGTATGCGGGACAATATAACAAAATAACAATAAATGGCAGTATAATATAAGTGTAGGTAAATTATTCTTAATATTCAAATAAATAAAAATGATAGAATTTTATGAGAAATAGTATTATAATATACCTACATAGAACATAAGTTTGGATTATTGAGCTATTTTGGGGGAGATACTATGGATTATGTAACAAAATTAAAAAAAGAGATTATAAGTTTATTAGAAGAAAATCAAAATATCGACACAATAGGATTTATTTATCAATATTTAATAAAAAAATCAAATAAAGAAAAAAATAATAAAAAATAGGTACAATGTACCTATTTTTTTTCTGATTCTTTAAATAAAGTTATCAAATCTTTAATAACTTCTATCTGTCTATCATTTAATTCTAAAAGCATTTCTGTTAATTCAAACAAATTATCTTCTTTTTCAAGATTACCAACTATATTTGCTAATCTTATATGTTTAGAATTTGATGCATACATACTTTCTGCCCCACCATTTAAAAGCCATTGCTTATTTATATAAAAAGTATTGCAAATATTATCAATTATATCATTACTTAATTTTGCTCTTGCTTTTTCTAAATTATATACTGCATCTTCACTTTTATGTATTATCTTACCAAAAGCCTTTCTCGAGAGTTTTTCTTTTTTTCTTATAAATTCAATTCTTTTGCCTATTTCTTTTTCACCCATATTGTACCTCCTTATTTTAATATTTTATAAATTAATTGTAACACATTTTGAAATAAAGAAAACGAATTTTTTTAAAAAAGCCGTTGAAAATGACAAATGGAATTAATTTATGAACGGCTAAAAACGAGAAAAATAAAATAAAAAAATATAAAAACTCGTTGACCTACGTTGAAAATGAGACTATAATATAAATATAAAACGAAAAACAACGAAGGAGGGAATTGAATGCCAACTAGATACGAAGAAAGATTAAAAATAGCACAAGATTTACAGAGTTTAAGTAAAGAAAATTACAACACAGTTTTAAAAATAATAAAAGCTTTTCAAGTATATGAAGCAGCAAATGTGCTAGGAATAGATCAATCTAAACTTCAAAAATTAGTAAAGGAAAGTCAAAAAGTTTAGAGGTGATATCATGAAGACAACAATTCATGGTTTTTTACAAAATAAATTAATTTTTTACAAAATGGATAATGATGATGCTTTAATTCTTAGATGGTTTGTTGATTTTAAAGATTCTGGCAAAATGGTATATAAAATAATTGATAATGATAAATATTATTGGATTAAATATGAAGGACTCCTAGAAGATTTAGTAATATTAAAATTAAAAACAAAAGATGCTTTATACAGAAGATTAAAGAAAATGGAAAAAAATAAAATTTTAAAAAGACAAACTGTAAAAGAAAATGGAACATATTCATTTTATACATTAGGTGAAAACTATAAATATTTAATAGAAAATCTATCGGAAATAAATCCGATACAGTCGGAAATAAATCCGATAGGGTACGGAAATAAATCCGATAGGGGTACGGAAATAAATCCGGAACAAAAAATTAGTCTATTAAATAATACTAGTCTATTAAATAATAAAAAAGAAAAAAAGAAAAAAAGAACTGATTTAGATGTTCTTATAAACGAGTATACTTCAAACTCTTTTCTGCAGGAAACAATAATAGATTTTATAAAAATGCGAAAGGGCATTAAAAAACCTGTTACAGAAAGAGCACTTAAAGGAATACTAAATAAATTAGACAAATTAGCAACAACAGATGATATCAAAATAAAAATATTGGAGAACTCAATAGAAAACTGTTGGCAAGGAGTTTTTCCATTAAAAAAAGACAACTTCAGTAATTACAATTCAAACAAACACAAAAATAAAGACAATTCAAATTCAAACATCGAGGATTTACAAGGATATATAGATCCTGAACAAATGAAACCAGTCAAAAAAGAAGATCTAGACGAAATAGAAAAACTGCAAAAAGAATTAGATGCGATGGGAGATGGCTTTAAATGGCTATAGGATATCAATGCGAAAAATGCAAAGATTTAGGTTATATTCTACAGGAAGATGAAAAAGGTTATACCGTAGCTAAACCATGTGAGTGTCTTGAAAAAAGACAGATATTGGAAAAGTTAAAGAGATGCGGCTTAACAGATTCTTTCAAGAAAAAGACATTTTCTTCTTTTGAAACAGATACAGAATATCAAAAACAGGCAAAATTACAAGCTATGCGTTATTGTAAGAAGTTCGAAAATGAAAAAGGTAGCTTTTTATTAACTGGAAGCCCAGGCACAGGAAAAACCCATTTAGGAATCGCAATAATGATACAGCTTGTAAATCAAAATGTAGGTTGTAAATATACAGAGTATATTAGTTTAATTATGAGCCTTAAACAATGTTGTATGGATGTGATTAATTACAACAAAGAAATGGATAAATATAAAAATTGCACTGTACTATTCATTGATGACTTATTAAAAGGACAAACAAGTGAAACTGATAGAAAGTATATTTATGAGATAATAAATTATCGTTACATGACAGAAAAATCGATTATAGTAAGCACAGAAAAAACATTAGATGAGTTAATGAATTATGATGCAGCTATAGCTAGTAGAATTATAGAAATGTGCAAAGAAAATATAATTGAGTTTAAAAATGTACCTAATAGGAGATTACAAAGGGGGGTATAGCAAGTGCCAAGAAATACTTTAGGCTCCAAAGATGAGATTTGGAAAGATATCAAAGGGTATGAAGGTTTATATCTAGTCAGTAACTTAGGTGATGTATATAGTTGCTTATCAAATAAAAAATTAAAACCTGGAAGTGATAACGGCTATTTAAAAGTAAATTTATGTAAGAATAACAAAGTGAAACAATTCACTGTGCATAGATTAGTTGCATTAGCATTTTTACCTAATGAAAATAATTATCCATGCGTTAATCATAAAGATGAAAACCCCAGTAATAACAATGTTAATAATTTAGAATGGTGCACTTACAAATACAATAATAATTACGGAAGCATACGAGAGAGAATCAGTAAAACATTAAAAGGTAAAAATGCAGGTAAAAAACATCCTATGTACGGAAAGCATCATACACTTGAAAGCAAAAAAGAAATGAGCAAAAAGTTAAGTAAACCTGTTATATGTATAACTACAGGGGAAATATTTAATTCTTTAAAAGAAGCGAGTATAAAAACTGAAACATCTTACTCTAGTATAAGTGACTGTTGCAGAAATAAAAAACAATCAGCTGGGAATCATCCAGTAACAGGTGAAAAACTAAAATGGGAATATTATAAGAAATAAAGGAGGATGATTTTATGCCACGCAACACCTTGGGTGACCTAAACAATCATTTATTCGCTCAATTAGAACGTTTAAATGATGAAGAGATAACAGGAGAAAAATTAGAAGATGAAATTACAAGAAGCAAAGCAGTCATAGGAGTTTCAAAACAAATTATTGCTAATGCAAATGTTGTATTAAGAGCAAAATCAATACAACTAGAGTATGGAAAAGATAAAAAAGAAATTCCTAAAATGCTTGAAGGTGGTGAGTAAAAAATAGAATGGGAAAATCAATTCATAGATGGAGTGATGAAGAAAAAGAATATCTTAAAGAAATAACTCCAGGTAGACATCACAAAGAAATCACTGATTTAATGAATGAAAAATTCGAATACAAGTTTGAAGTTAAGCAAATAAAAAATGCAATTAAAAGGTATGGATATAACACAGGTTTTAATGGCCAATTTAAAAAAGGACACAAAACATGGAATAAAGGAACTAAAGGACTTACAGGTCCAAATAAAACTTCTTTTAAAAAAGGTAATGAGCCATGAAATAAAAAGAAAATTGGTAGTGAAAGAATTGATATTAATGGATATATCTTAATTAAAGTAAAAGAACCTAATGCGTGGAGATTAAAGCATAGAATTATGTATGAAAAATATCACAATGTTAAATTAACATCGGATGATGCAGTTATATTTGCAGATCAAAACAAATTAAATTTAGAAAAAGATAATTTAATATTGATTAGTAAAAGTCAGTTACTAAAAATGAATAATGAAAAATTAATTTTTAATAATAAAGAATTAACTAAAACAGGAGCAAATATAGCTGAATTAATGATGAAGGTTGACGAAAGGAAAAAGAAAAATGAATAGTGTAGTTTTAGTTGGAAGATTAACAAAAGACCCAGAGTTAAGATACATACCTAATTCTGGAACACCTGTTGCTACTTTTACAATAGCAATAGACAGAGATTATAAGAAAAAAGACGGAACAAAAGAAACAGATTTTATACCTATTGAAATTATAGGAAAAGCAGCTGAATTTTGTGCTAATTATATAACAAAAGGTAGATTAGTTGCTATTCAAGGAAATCTTAGAGTTGATAGATATCAAACTCAAGATGGAGAAAATAGAACTTTTACTAAGGTTAGTGGTAGAAGTGTACAAGCATTAGATTATCCGAAAGATAATCAACAAGGAACAAATAATATAACAAATCCAGGGTTAGATCCAAATGGATTTCAAGCTATAGATGATGATGACATACCTTTTTAATTTAAAGGGGGAGTATAAATGATAATTAAATTTTTAGAAATAAGTTTAATTTTCTGTATAGGTTTTGTGGTTGGAGCATGGTGGTGTGCTAATGCAGAAGGAGATGATTAAATTGATTTGCAAAATAGAAACCTTAAAAAAAATAGCAGAAAAGTATCCGACACTTACAATTTTAGAATTTATAGAAACTTATAAGGGGGTAATCAAATGAACATAGGGGGGTTATGTTAGGAGTAAAAGGCTAAATATGAAAAAAAGCCGAACAGAATTAGCAAACGCAGTTGGTGTTACAGAAAGTTATATAGCAAAATTAGAAAATGGAAAAATTACAAATCCAACTCTATTTGTTTTAAAAGGACTTTCAAAAGCTTTAAATGTATCGCCATTAGAATTTTTTAAATAGGAGAGGATGTAATGGAAAATATTGCGGTACAAGAAACAATAAGTTTTTTATCAAACACATTTCCAAAAATTTATTCTAGTTTATATTTAAAATATTTAAAACAATATTCTGAACTGCATAATATTAATAAAACTCAATTAAAAGCATTAGTTTTTTTAAAAGGTAATAGTGAAATAAACATGACAGAATTATGTGCTAAGTTAAATATAGAAAAAGGCAGTTTAACTAGTTTAATAGATGATTTGAGTGAAAAGGGATATGTTTGCAGAGAAAAAACTGTTAATGATAGAAGAAAATATATAATAGTTTTAACTAAAGAAGGCAATCAAATAGCTAAAAATTTTATAGAAAAATTAAGCAATAATTTAGAAAATAAATTTTCAAAATTAAATAAAGAAGATATAAAAAAATATTTATATGCTATGAAATTTCTAGAAAATTTGATAGACAAAGATTTAGATTAAATACTTATTTAAAAATAGGGGGAATTAATTTGAAGGAAATTAGATTAAAACAATTATCAATCAGCAATTTTAAAGGCATTTCCAAACT